TTCAAATCCTGTGGGTTGTGCATGAACTCTATAATATTCATCTAGACTGTATGGATTATCCATTCCTCCAAATCCTGATTCTAGTTGAGTTGAGTATGGTATATCTTTATAACCACCTAAACTTAAGTTTATAGTATCTATAGTATCCTGTGATTGATGACCTGGATAAATACGACCTGTTGGATCTAGAAAATAAATTGAACCTGTTGGATAATTGGTTAATGATGCTTGTAAATCTGCTAGTCCTCCATATCCTGTTCCTTCCCATCCTGTAGGTTGTGGTTGACTTATATTGTCTAATGCATATTGGTTCATAGCCCACTCAAGATCAGCTGAAGTTACGATTGCATTCCACTTCTCTATTTGTTGAGGACTTGGTTGTCCATATCCTGTTCCTTCCCATCCTGTGGGTTGTTGTATAGTTATATCTGACTTAAATGGTTGTTCAGTTTGAGCTTTTGGTACATCTGCTAGATCACCAGGATTAAAAAAATATAGACCTTTATTTGGAATTTGAACTTGAGCTTCTGGTACATAAGAAACTTCAGGACCTCTATATTGTAAATCAGTATCTGGATCTTCTCTACGTTTACTTACAAATGTATCCCAATCGTCAGTATACCATGGTTCATCTGCTTGAGCTTCTGGTAAACTTGCTAGTCCTTGATCATATGGATCTACTTGTGCTTCTATATCTCCTAATTGTTTTGCTGCAGTATAATCAGGATCAATAAAAGATTCCATAGGAACATTCATAGGATTTTTATCAGATAATCCTAACCAACCTGGAAGACCTCCTAACCAAATTGGGTTATTATCAGACATATCATAATCACCACTTCCAGGAGTAAAAGAAATTTCACCTGTTGCTGGATCTTTATTAACAGTAGCTCCTCCAAATGTAAGAGAAGCAGCTCCTGCTCCAGTACCCCCTTCTTTAAAAATTTGAGGAAAACCTCCACCATATCTTCCTGCATCTAAATAATCAGGAGCACCTATATAATCCATATAATCCATTGTTACATTTTTATCTTGACCAGTTCTTTCTATAGCATTTAATGCAGCTTGTCGTGTAGCTTCTATCATTTCAGGTGACATATATCCTGTATCACCTCCTCCTAAAGCGTTAAATACATTTATAGGAATTGCTGCAATATTTTTAACAGTATCAGGCACTAAACTACTAATACCTTTTTTAATTCTTTGTGATATTGGAGGTTTACGTACAGGTGTTCTTACTTTTTGTGCTACTTCTCCTTTAGTACGTCTATTCCAATCTTCAATAGCTTTCTCTCTAGCTTGACGTAGTTGGGCACGATACCCTTCTTCAGCTAGTCCTCCTTCTTGTCTATATATTTTTCTGTACATTATTCTTTACATTCATATAATTAGATTGTGGTTTAGTATTATCTGCAATAAAATTACTATTACTATTATACACTATTTTTGAAGAGTCTGCTATAGGTTTGACAGTTTCTTGTGAATTATACATATTAGGAGGTATAACCTGTCCTGAATTTATATTACCTATATAGGTACTATCATTAATAAATTTAAAATATTCACTCTTTTTCAATTTAAATTTTCCCATGCTTGTGTTGCTGTTGTACTAACATATCCTTTAAATTTACCTGTAGATGCAGAATAAGCTATGTCACCTTTATTAGGATTACCTACTAATGTTATAGTAGTAACTGTATAAATATTTGTAGCAGGTTTTGTTTCCATTTGTGTATCTCTTGTATCTAATTCATTTAATAAAGCTCCACTCCATTGTTCTACTTTATTATAAACTTTTTTTGAATCAGGACTATCATTTAATTCATAGTCAAATAACATTGGTAAATCTGGATAACGTGCCATTATCTTCTTCCATCAGGTTGTATTGCAAGTCTAATAGATCCCCATCTCCAACTTGTATTTGCAGAATTACATGACACTCGTACTCTCCCTTGTCTTCCTCTTGCTCTTAAATCTATTTTAGTTGTATCTTCTGTTACTGTATGTGGTGGTACTGGTTTTTCTCTAACTGTTCCACTTTCAGGAAAATCTTTTGTCTTAATAGAAAAACTTAATGATCCATCACTAATTGTAAAGTCAGGTATTACTCTACTTAAAAACATTATTTCATTACCATCTTGTATATCAAAATCTGCTGATTCAATAAAGGATGATATTGCTACTCCATCTGCTGTATATAATCCATCAGGTTCATTATTATATAAATAATTATTATCTCCACTTATACCTGTTGTAATTGTATTTCCAAAGACAGCTTTATCTGCAAAGGTTGTAAATATACCTGAACCATATGTCCAATAATCTTCATCAGGAGACCATATAACATAACTATCACATTCACTAGAATCTGTAGAAGGATATAACCAAACAATTTCTTTAAATTCTGAATTTATTCCACAAAATATTTTATCTTTTTGATCGACATTTAATCTATCAAATACATATCTTCTTACTGTACATGGTAAACTTTTTACTTGTCCATCAAATACATAGAAGTTATCATAGCCCATCCATACTGCTCGACCATCATAATCAACTGCTGCATGTTGTGATATTAATCCACAATTAGTACCAATTTGTTGCATTCTAAATATAAATGGTGGACCTACATATTGCATTGTCCATAATGAATTATCTGTCCATACATTAATAGCATTACGTGATCTAACTCCACCTACTATTTTTGTTCCATCAGCAACAATAACTTCACCAGATGTAGAACTAACAGAAGGAACCCAGTTTGTATAATCTTCCTGATCACTCCATCTAACAGTCATAGGATCAAAAGTTCCTGTAGGTGATGCAGTTGTATTAAATGAATTACTTCCTAAAGCAATTAAATGTCTATCATTAGGAGATACTATAATACTATTTACAGTCGTAGGTGTTGAATTTGTAGCACCTGAAACTTTTGTTGCTCTTAAAGGTGTAGTAGATGCATCTGTATCCCAATAATAAATAGAACCTTTTCTTCTATTTGCTATAACATCCTCACCCCAATTATCTAAACTCCATTGTGTTATCTCACTTGAGAAATCACTAGCTCCTGTAGATGTTGGTTGATTCCATGCTCTTGTTTCTGAAGCACATACTGTAGCTTGATAAGATGCAGCTCCATAACCAAGACCTGTAACAGCATTTGATACACCAGTTGATAATAAATAATGTATTGTTCCAGCACCAGAAGATGATTGAGCAGCACTTGCTGTTGCTGTTACATCTATTGCTAATGTATTTGAATTAATAACACTTACTGCATAAGTATTAGTACCTAATAATATATTTCCACCTATAGTTGTAGGACTTAAACTTGTAAAAAATATCCAATCACCAGTTTGTCTACCATGAGCAGTAGCAGAAATTGTTACAACATTTGCACTTAAAGCTACAGTAAAAGCATTGGCTAAAGTTGTAGATGCTGATACTGGTGTAACATCAAATATTTCATCTCCATTATGCTCATATAATTTTTGAGCAGTACCAAACATAGCTCTTTTAAATTGATCATTATCTGACCAAGTTATTAAATCTCTTCCAGCTCCATCAAATGCTGCAGATACCTTTACTGCATAACCACCTATATTCTCTGGTTTACCTGCACGAAATCTAACTTTATCTACATCATACCAAGAATTTTCTTCAGCATATTGAGTTGATTCTCTTTTAACTCCTGCTGGAAAATTAAGTTTTACGAGTTTAGAACTTGTTGACATATACTTTACCTATCAAAGTTTTTTAATAAAGCTGCATCAATCGTTGTTGAACTCCTAGCTATATAACATAATATATCTACATCACCAGCACCAGTACTTAATGTAGGAACTGTTGCAGATACAAATTGCCACGCTGTATTATAACCTAATGTTCTACTTCCTGTTCCATCTTGAATAATATGTATAGTTCCACTTTGTCCTGCAACAGCATTTGTTGGTGCTGCTAATGTTCTATTACCTCCAAGAGTTACTAAGAAATTATTACCAAGAGCAAAGTTATTTGTAATACTTGCAGCATCTGTTAATGTTGTTATTGGATTATAAGCTCTAGCAGATGTACTAATTTTTAATGAACCTGCTTCATATGTTATATTTCCTCTAACAGTTGCATCTGTTGTAACAGAAGTTCTTACATATCGTAAATCTGCTGCTGATACTTCTGGTACATTAGATGCACATACTCCTATATCTGCTGAAGCTGCTGTGCCTAATCCTAATCCTTTTGCATTAGTAGGATATACAGAAGTACCATCACAAACAACTAAACCTACTGCTCCAAAAGGAACATCATATCCATCACCTGCAGCAGTTTTAATTTTTACAATATCAGATGCAGTTGTATTTGCTGATACAACATTATTAATTACATATGATTTAGAATTAGCAGGTATAATAAGTGATATAGTAGTATGTGAACCACCTACAGAACCTTTAACTTCTAGAAAAGCAGAACGAGGAACATCTGATCCTCCATCTACTGCTGATAATGTTACAGTTGCTGCTGATCCTATTGATACTGTTGTATATGCTGCTATGGCATCATCAACTAAACTGATAACACCATCATTTAAAACTGTACCCCAAGAATTAGGATTATCTCCATCTCCTTGTTTATTCAGTCTTATTCTACTTGTATATGTTGATGCCATTGTTTACTCCTATTGTTTCATTTCTACTATACTATCAATATCATAATTGGCTCCACTATTATCTCCTCCAATTAATGCACAAGAAATTGGGTCATTAGGTCTGGTAATAATTATAGTCCATGCTCCATTTTTATTATTAACAAACAGTTCAACTAATTCATTATGAGAATTTATTGCCCACCATTTTCTTGCTTCTCCATGTGCTTGTTGTAGATTTCCTACTAAATCATTATATTTTGTACACATTAAACCTTTCATATATGTTCTTGTTTCTATTTCTATATCTTGAGCTTTTACTAAAGAACCAAATACTAATATAAAAAATAATGCTATAAGTGGTATTAATTTCATCTTTTATAATCCTTTATATCATAATCATCAGGAAAATCATTTCTTTTTTTACTTTCAAAGACTTGTTTAAATTCTGTCATATTACTTGCATTTGTTAAAGCTGTACAAATTTCTCCACATTTAGTTCTTACATTTGCTATATATGTTAAAACATCTGCAGGAATATCTTTATCTGCAGTTACTTTTCTTTGTATTAACCATGCATAAGGTTTAATTAAATTTGCAGCTTCTAATTTAACTGTATTTACTTCTGTAGATTTTAATCCTAAATTTACTTCAGGATTATTATGATTATCTAAAATAGTATTTCCATCTTTATCTACAGCATTTTTATCTTCTAATTCACGATCAGAAACTGTATGAGTACCTATAACTTTTTTTTGTTCTGCATTAAATGTATATGTTATTTCACTTGTTTTATGAAATTTCATATCTGGAAAATCAGGTTTTTCAACAGAATATATTCCTAAATCTACTCTTTCTTCATCTGTCCATATTGTAAATATTTGAGAAGAATAACGTACATTATTCAATACTATAGATTTTTTATTATTATAGTATTCTACTATGTTATTATCTTTTACTCTTGCCCACATTATTATTATCCTTAATCGTTTGTTATTATTGTCCCAGATTTTGACATTATAAATCTATTAATTTCAAAATATCCAGCAGTATTACCATTATTTGTTCCTACTCCATATCCTCCTCCTTGACCTGAATCACTAATAGATCCATCAAAACTTGCTGAAGCTCTTTGCCCTGAAGGGAAATCTGACCAATTACTAGGAGCATCATCTGCTACCCAACCAAATCTATCATAAGTACCATCTTGCCACCAAACAAGCCAAACTGCATCACTAGATCCAAACATATTGCCACCAGTAAAAGTAGTTCCATTTACTCCTACTCCTGCGTTACCTGTTTGAATAATTAATCTAAGATCATCTTCAGCAGCACCACCACTTGGAATTTGAAGATATATACCTCCATAAGCATTAGAAGATACCCAATTAAAAAAACCATTAGTTGTAGCAGGTGTTACATTTGCATTTTTAATATATAGAGCAATAGTTCTTTCATTTCCAGTATTACCACTAAAAAAATTATCAAAAAAAGCAGTAGTTAGTGTAAATGCACCATTATTTAAAGTTCTCCAACCACTAGAAGCATCACTAACTGTACCAGCTTCAGTTAAAATTAAATCATCTCCTGACAGTCCACCACCAGCTCCTGTCTCATCACCTGTGCCTGTAAATTCACAAACAAAAGTATCAGCAGTAGCATCAGATTCGTATAAATCTATTGCTCCTCCTGTATCTGCTGTTGCATCTACTGCTGCAGCCATTAAATGATTTTGAAAAACACCCATTATCCATACTCCTTCGATAATATTGCCTGAATATTTCCACCTACTCCATCACTTGAAGCAGATACTATTATATAATCTAATCTATCAACAGCTCCATTAGAAGTAGACATGGTTGGATCTGTTGCTGCAGGAAATTTCCAATCAGCATGATATGCCATAGTACCACTTCCACCTTGTTGAACTAAGAAAATACTACCTGTTTGTCCTGTTCTACATCCAGTAGGTTGGGCTAATGTGTGTGCTGCAGTAACAGATGTACTAAAGTTTTGAGCAGTACCAAAAGCTAATGATACAGATGTTATACCATTAATAGCTGTTGCACATACAACTGCTGCTGCACTCTTTGTTAATTGTAATTGTCCTTCTAAACTTGTATTACCAGATACTCTTACAGTACCTAAGAATCCTGAATTACCTGTTATTGTTGTAGCACCACCTACTTTTAATGTTCCTGTAAGTGTTGTATTACCAGCTACTGTTAAAGTACTAGCAAGATATACAGCACCTCCAACAGATAGTGTACCTCCAACACTTGCATTACCTGCTACAGTTGCAGTACCACCTACAGCTAAATTACCTACTAATACTGTATTACCACTTACGCAGACATCATCATCAAACTCTGCTTTTCCTACACCAGTAAATGTACCACCTACACCTAAATTACCTGTCATAGTAGTATTACCTGCTATGGTAACAGTAGATGCAAAAGTTGCTGCACCTCCTACTTTAAGAGTTCCAGTTAGTGTTGTATTTCCTGCAACTGTCAAAGTAGAAGCAAGATGTGTTGCTCCTCCTACACTTAATGTACCTCCTACAGATGCATTACCTGCTATTGTAGCTGTACCACCAACTGCAAGATTTCCTACAAGAACACTATTACCTGATACACATACGTCATCATCAAACTCTGCTTTACCTCCAACGACAAGAGTACTTGCCATACTTACTGCATCTTGTAAATGAGTTTCTCCAGCTACTGTAGCAGTACTAGCAAATGTAGCAGCTCCTCCAACTTTAAGAGTACCTGTCATTGTAGTATTACCTGCAACAGTTAAGGTTGAAGCTAGATGTGTAGCTCCTCCAACACTAAGAGTACCACCTACTGAAGCATTTCCTGCAACTGTGGCTGTACCTCCTACTGCTAAGTTTCCTACTAATACTGTATTTCCAGAAACACATACATCATCATCAAATTCAGCTTTTCCTACAGCAGTAAATGTACCACCAACTCCTAAATTAGCAGTTAATGTTGTATTACCTACAATAGTAGCAGTACCTCCAACATAAAGAGTACCACCTATTGTAGCATTATTAACTGATATATTTCCTGATATACCTCCTGCAGGTACATTTGTTAAATTAGCTCCATCTCCATAAAACGCACTTGCACATACTTTAGCATTTGCTGCTTGTACATTAGCTCCTGCTATTGTTACAGTACTTGCAAATGTTGCAGCACCTCCAACTGATACTGTACTTTGTAAATGTGTAGCACCTTCAACTGTTGCTGTAGATGCAAAGTTAGCTGCTCCACCAACTCCAAGTGTTCCTGTTAATGTAGTATTACCAGCAACTGTAAGAGTAGATGCTAAATTAACAGCTCCACCAACACCTAATGTTCCTGTTAATGTTGTATTTCCTGCTACAGTTAATGTAGATGCAAGATGTACAGCACCTCCTACAGATAAAGCACCACCTATAGATGTAGCACCTGCAATAGTTGTTGTACCTCCTATATTAACATTTCCAGAAACAGATACATCATCTTCAAATTCTGCTTTACCAGTTATATTAGATGTACCACCTATAGAAATATTACTTGCAACAGTTAATGTACTTGCCAGATTAACAGCTCCACCAACTCCAAGAGTTCCTGTTAATGTTGTATTACCAGCTACAGTAAGAGTAGATGCTAAATGAGTTGCTCCACCAACAGATAATGTACTCTTTAAATGTGTAGCACCTTCAACTGTTGCTGTAGATGCAAAGTTAGCTGCTCCACCAACTCCAAGAGTTCCTGTTAATGTTGTATTTCCTGCTACAGTTAAAGTACTTGCAAGATGTGTAGCACCTCCTACAGATAGTGTTCCACCCACAGATGCATTACCAGCAACTGTAGCTGTTCCACCAACTGCTAAGTTTCCAACAAGTATTGTATTACCACTTACACATACATCATCATCAAACTCAGCTTTTCCTGCTACTGTTAAAGTAGAAGCTAAATTTACTGCTCCTCCTACAGATAAAGCTCCACCAATAGTTGCATCATTTGTAACTCTTAATGTAGATACAGATACATCTCCTGATGCAGGAACATTTGTTAAATTAGAACCATCACCATAAAATGCTGAAGCACAAACTTTATCTGTAACTTGTACATTACCAGATACAGAAACATCATCTGTTACACCAAAGTTACCTACAATATTTACAGTATTTGTAGACATTTTTATAGGTGTGTCTGTACCATCACCAGTTTCTACTTGAACTACATCTTCTGTAATACCAGTATTTGTACTAACAGCCATTTTTAATAACTGTTTATAACTTTTTGCTATTTGTTTTCCTGTAAGTGTTGTCATATTCCTTGCCACCATTTATCTTCATCTTCCCAATTTACAGCAACATTTTGCCATTCAAGGTTTCTGCCACCAATATCAGGTCGAGGATTTCTAATTGTTACATCATCTCTTACGTCTGGTACTTTATTCTGAGGATGATTTTTAAAATCATATGCACCATCCCAACATTCAGGACAAGTGACCATATTATAACTATTTAATTTCATTATTCTATGTGCATATACAAAACCACATGTATCACACATAGCTAGAGCATTTTTATTGGAAGCCATTAGACATAACCTATTTTAGGTTTAAAATAGATACTTGCCCTTTCTCGATCTTCCTCCATTGCTCTCATTAGTTTTTCTTCATAATTCATCTTTAACATTTGTATTCTATCTGCAGGAATACCTGGTCTTTTCATAGATAAATAATATGATAAACCACATGTTAAAGCTGGTAAAAATCTTACTGGTACATCTGCATTTTGATCTGCAGATTTATTTACATCTTCTAATTGTCTAATACCTTCTACTTTTAAAATACCTGTAGAATTATCTGGAACAGGATAAAGATGTATTGTAGGATTATCTACATTACGTTTAATACTATATTGAGAAGGTCTACCTGTTTGTGATTTATTTGGAATAACATTATATTCTTCAAAAGATATTCTTTCTAATGCTAAATCAGAACTACTAGTATTTGCTGCATAAGTAACTTCTAATGCATCTGTTACTGAATCAGCTAGTGCATAAGTAGTTGTACTTGATGCTACAGTTACAGCAGTTGTAAAGGTAGACCATAATAAAACACCTCGATTCTGCCAGTCATTCAACATTAAATTAATTGAACGTCTAGCAGATTGAGGTGTATGTCCAAGAGTTTCTTCGCCACCAATCATTTCAGTAGCTTCTTGAATTACTTCATCAATATCTAAATTAAAATTATATGTACCTGATCTAGCCATTATTTTTTAACTAAGCTCCCACCAAAATATAATCCTACAATAGCAGACATTAAATGAGTATCAAGAGGTGTAATAATAACTCCATTAAATATCTTATCCATAACTACTTCTTTTTTATCTATTAAGAACCAAAATCCAGGTTCAAATTCTGTCCATGTAAGAACAACATTAGTATCAAAAAATACAGGAACTATTTTAGGATAAGCAATAATCATAAAGACTGCTGTTAAAGCAATAATTCTTCTTGTCCATTGGAATCCTTTATTATCATACTCTCTTGCTTTAGTAACTTCATCCATTTGAAATTTACCTCTGGCAAGAAGCATCTTTTGTTGATTAGCTTTATCTTTTGATCTTTGTCCCCAGATAGTCATAACACCACCTAGTAAACTAGATCCAAGCATTGTCAACATTTCTACTGGTAATCCAGCTAACATATAATTAACTCCTAATTATTTTTTCTTTTCACTCATCCAAAATCCTGCAGCACCTGCGATACCACAACCTATTAGACATAGCATTTGCCATGTAGAATTAGGAACTATAATACCACACATAGCTAATATAGCTGCTATTCCAGAATATGATGATGGTTCTTTTAGTCTTGCTTTTATTTTATCCATTTATTTTTTCCTTTTTTTTAAATTCATATTACCAAGTAAATTTAGTCCTTGAGTTACTGGAGATATAATAGTTTTATATAAATTTGCAACAAACTTTTGTCCACTATTATCTATTTTACCACCTTTAGCTCTTTTCTTTACTTTATACATATTTTCCTCCTTTTTAAATTTCTTATAAACTTCTGGCTCATTAATAGCTAGATAAGTTTTTTGTTTCTTAGATTTAAAGGGCACTACTTATATCCTTTACCATAGCCACGTAGTGCAGCTCCTACTCCTCTAGGTGTTCCTATTTGTCCACCATGTTTTCTCTCAATAACTTTATCTTTTGTTATACCTGCCATTTCAGATTTAGTCATACCTTGATATACAGATTTTCTATCTTTAACTTTTTCAGGCATTTTAATTTCTTGTCCAGGTCTTATCTTATTAAGATCTTTTATTTGAGGATTTGCTTCTTTTACAGCTTTTAAAGTTGTACCATGATCCCTAGCTATTTCTGAAAGAGTATCTCCTTTTTTAATTGTATAAGGTTTAGTATCTTTTAATATTTTATCTATAATACTTACTGCAGCACCAGTTCCACCTATACCAACAATAGCACCAAAGCCACCTTTTCTTAATTTTTGTATTCTTTCTCTATCTGCTGCTTTTAATTTTTTAAGTCTATTTTTAGCAGTATCTAATTTTTTATTAGCATTACTAAAACCATGATGTTTTATATCTTTTGTTTTTTGTTTATTTAACTGTTTAATATTCTTTTGTACTTTTTGAATTTCATCTTTATTAGATTTTAATCCATCCCAAAGTTTTTTAATTTTTTTAAAACCCCATACTACTGCTTGTCCTTTACTTTTTGGTATATCTGCCATTTACTTTACTCCTATATTAGATACTTCATTTAAGTTAGTTTTAAAAGATTCTCCTTCAGGATATTTCTCATCTGTTACAGCTTCTATAGGACCACCATGAACTTGAGGTCCTTTACGAGCTGCACCAAAACCTTGACCAGTTGGTTTCCCATTTATCTCTTCAAGTTTTGCAGGTCTTTGTAGTATTGTATGTGGTCCTAACATTTTATTTTTTCCTTTTCTTTTTTTTCTTTTTATTTTTTGGTTTCATTATTTGTTGTCTAATACTAGCTCTATTTACCATATCTAGCTTTTCCCCAACCTCTAGGTTTTTTCTTAGTTTTTTTTCTTTTTATTTTCTTTTCTATTTGCCCACCTTCTTTAAATAATGGTACACCTGAATAAGCATTCATTATCATATCAGCAAGTTCAGTTGCAGTCCAATATTTAAATAAAGGATCTACAACTTTAGATGCATGAGATTCTTTATATTTATTCCATAAAGATTTTTTTTTATCAGCCACTAATTAGCTCCTTTATATCTAGCTTTACCCCAACCTCTAGGTTTCTTTTTAGATCTTTTTCTTTTCTTTTTTATTTGTCCACCTGTTTTATTTGGTTTTAAATCTTTTGTTTTAAATAATTCAAGTTGCATCATTTCTTTATCAATAATATCTATTATATTCCCATCTTCGTCTAAAACTAAAATTTGATCTTCATTATCATTATCGTTAGCCATTAGTTAGCTCCTTGTAGAACTGGATTAGGACCACCAGCAGGACTAGCTGGACTTTCCATATCATCCTGTCTAGTACGTCTAGCTTGATTACGTAATCCATCTATGGAATTTTTATACTTACCTTCCCAAACTTGAATAGTATTAAAATCTTTTATAAAATAATTAGCTTCTATCATACATGCATTAAATAAAGCATTGTAACAAAACTCACTAAAGTAATTAGAAGTTGTTGCACTTGTACCTGTTGCACTTGATAAAGCTAATGGTCTTTTTGTATATTGAATTTCTCCTGTTAATGTTGATGCAGGAGTAGGTACTATATAAATTGATGTATTATTTTTTCGTGCATAGTATCTGGGAGTACCAGTAGATGCACTTGCATATCCCCAAAAGTCTATTGCATATTCATAAGACCTTTGTAGTAAAGGAATTATATTAGATGAAGCACTTGTTTTAAAATTTACATTACGTATAACTAATGCTCCAGCAGGTAAACTTACTACTGGATCTGAAGCTGTAAATGTAAATGAAGAATAATAATCAAGCCCTGAATCATCTAATTCTTTCATTAAACGATTTTCAGCTTTTTCAATCATATAAGGAATATGATCTGAAAACTCTGTTGAATTATTCTCTATTGTATTTATAATGTCATCTTTAAGATAAGAATAAGCTGGCATGTAATTATCCTAATAATAAAGTTACGCCACCATTAGCACCTGGAGCTGAACAACATACTGTTGCATCACACCTAATACCCATTTCTCCTATATAAATATCTGCTTGTCCACTTGCAGGAACTTGAAATTTTATTTTACTTCCACCACTATCAGTAATATCAAAAGTTCCATTAACTGTAGAATATACATGTAAACCTATAATACGAGAAGTATTAGATGTTGTAACAATAACACCAGTACCTGCTAAAAATTTTGATGTAATATTTGTTGCCATATTTCTTCCTTTAAAGTGTATAGAGAGAGAATAATTTCTTATCCTCTCTCATATACTATAGTTTATGCACCAGCATTACCATACCAGCCACGCCAATCTGAAACACCAAAAGAATATCTTTCACGTGCTTTAAATCTTAGGTTGCCAGTATCGAAGTCTGGTTCCATTTTAGTTTGTAAAGGTGTTCTTGTAAACATCTTAGTACCATTAGGTACATCAGTTTTAATGAACCAAGCATTGGTATCAGTAAAACGTCTGTTTACGAAGAAGCCATCTGGAAATACTCCCAAGTGTCTTACAGCATTGATGTCATTATTAGATCCACCAGGTGTACCTGGAGTATTTAATAATTGATCTGCTGTAAATAGTAAATCAACAGGAACATGTAAAGATACTGCAGAAGCACCAATTAAGATACCTCTATCATCTTTTGTTTTCTGTATTTGAATTACTGCACTTTCTAAAGTACCTTCAGCTATTGCTGCAGCAGATGCTCTATTGTCTTGAGTTCCATCAGCAATAGTTGGGTGAGAAGCACTAAAGAATGCTACACCATCACCAATAGCAGAAGCTCCAGCAGTAAAGCCATTATTAAAGACTTTAGCAGCTTTTACTTGCTTGGTATTTGCCATTGCTCTTGCAAGACCTTTTGCACGTAACTTAGCGAAAGTATCATAGAGGTTATCCTCCATAGCTTCCTCTGTTACTGCAAAAGCTAGAGCTACTGTTTCGTTATCATAACGAGCTGTATATGATTCTTGTGCGTCATCATAACTTACAGCAGCACCTTCTGTTTTATCTGGAGCAGTACCAAAACCTGTAAATAGAACTTCTTCCTCGAATGCTCGATCAGAATTTTCTATTTCAAATAATGGTTTGTGCTCATCATTAACTTCGCCATACTCTGTTCCAAAGACTGCGTTCAATCCAGGAAGGAGTTCTTTGGCGATACTCGATCTATTTATAGCCATTTTCTATTTCCTTTCTATGCTGAAGATGCAGTCGCTGTAACGTAGCGATCTCTATGCATGTTTAGCCATACTTCCACAATAGGATAAGCATCTGAATCAGCTTCTCCATCATCTTGCTTCTTACCTATGACTCTTAGTTGTTGTTCAGATTCTGCTCCACTCGCTGCTAACATATAGTAGCTTGACTGACCAGTTGTGGTATCACCAGAACTTGCAGTTGAACTTACAGTTACATTATAGTTTTTAACAACCATTAGTTCGTTTGCAGACAAAGACAGACTACATTGGATGTAATATGTCTGATTTGGATCAGTTATGATAAAGAACTTAACATCTGAATATCCATTCGCAGAGGTTCCTGTACCCCAATACCTACTAAACTTTTGCTCTCCATTATATACATATGAGCAGCCAGCAAAAATCCCAGAGGGTTTTAGCGTACCAGCCACATGTGGTTGAATAGTAGCAAGATTAGCACCAGGTAAAACTACAGGATCGCCAGTAAAAATATTATTATTACAAGCACCACCTGAAGTAGGTGAGAAAATCTGCGTAAAGGAACCAGTATTATAAGCTCCATCTTTTTTACGAGCAGGAACAAAACCACGAAACGCTTTAGTTGTTGACATGTTTTGTCTCCTTTTCTAAAGGACTATTCCTGAAATCTAGGTGTTCGCCCTTTTATTGTTTGTGTTTTACTAGTATTAGAAATGGGCATTCTAGAATTATTACCTCTCATCAGTTGTGAATTAACTGCATCCATTAACTGATCAGATTTTTTTCTATAGTGTTCACTTCTAGCTTTGTAGATTCTAGTAGGAATTTTTCCTAATGCAATATCTCCACGACAGATTGCTCCAGCATATCTACCTTCATCCCTAACGACAGATGTTGATCCAAGTTCAGGAACTTCGTCTTTTGAAACAAACTCCCATCCTTCTTGCAATTTCTTACCTATGTATTTATAATCTTCTTGACCTTTAAGAGTTATTCTTAACCATCCAAGAGTCATACCTTCGTTGGCGAAACGATTTGTAACTGCTTCAGGAATATGAAGAGCATCTTGCTCCTCAAAAGTATATTCAGTTGTTTCTCTATCTAAGTTCTCACGAGCTTCAGAACTACGTGTATTTGTTCGTGTCATAACTTTATCCTCCACGCTGCATATTAATTGTAGTATACTCACCTTCAGCTTTATCAGCTTTTAGTTTTTCTTCTGCATACTTTTCAAGTGGTACATTCCATTTATTAGCTAAACGAATATCTTCTTTAGATAGTTTAACTTTTTTATTAGAACCTGGAGAGCTGCGAGATGCTCCAGCTACTACTTGAGCAGGAGATGACGTTTTCCCCTGCTGACGAACTTCCTCGTTGGTTGTTGAAAACTTATGAGGAAATGTTTCTTTTATCCTATTATTAACTTCCTGATAAAATTCAGGTTCTGTAGGACTAAAACCTTCTTCTTTTAATTCTGCATCTATTGCTAATGCAGCAGCAGTCATTACTCTATCAGCACCAAACCATTCATTTTTTGATGCCCAATCTTGTGCTTGAGGATCAGGTGTAGGTTGAGGTTGATATTGTGGTTGTTGTCTACCTATACCTTGAGTTTGTTGTGGCTGCTGTTGAAACTGTTGTTTATGTATTTGTACTGATTTTAAATCAGTTTGTACATCATTTAGTATTTCTTGAGCTTGTAAAACTTTTTGAGAATCACCTTCTTCATGTGCAACTTTATAAGCATTACGTGCTAACACTAATTTATCAGCTAATTGTTTTTCAGTAGTATCTAAATTTACTCCTCTAGCATTTGTAAATTGTTGATTAACCTGATTTAATTGATGTGATAATTGTTCATTTTGTTGTATAACTTGAGCAATATGTTCATCACGTTCTTTACGTTGTTTAACTAATTGACGTATTCGCTTTTGTGCTCCTTTAGTTTCAATACCTTCAAGCTCTTTGGGTACTTCTTCTTTTGGAAATTCTTCTTTTTCTTTAGTAGACGAAGTAGTTTTAATTTTTTCATTTTCTTCTCCTTCTACTTCATATTCTACTTTTTCTTTTTCTTCTTTTTTTTCTGGAACGACTTCATCCCATTCTTCTTTTTTTTCTTCTTCAGACATAGTTCTTCCTTTCGTTGTTTACGAGACATACGACTTACGTATATACCTTATATTATACTACAAAAATTGAGTTAGTGCAAGTTTTATGCACTACCTGCATGTAAATTAAAGGTTGGATCTAGATCTTTTGGATGTTCCACACGCATAATAATTTGATCATCAAATAATAATATAAGACGAATACCCTTATATTTTATCTTTTGACCTGAATGTTTTCCATAACAAACATAATCACCTTTTTTACACCATTCACCTTTAGGAAATTTATCTTTATCTTGATAAGCTAAATCTCCTAGAGCTACCACACGACCTACTGTAGTAAGATAGGACATGTCTTCCTTTGTTGAATCAGGTAATAGTATACCACCTTTTGTCTTTTCTTTAATTGAGACAGGTCTTACGAGTACATGAAAACCTGGAAGTTCAGGTAGAATATTTGGATCACTTTGATCTTCTTCTGTAATCCACATATCATTCTTAATAGTCTTAGCTAATGATACCTGTTGCATTAGTCTTCCTCTTCATCTGAATAGATACGTTTTTTAACAATATCTGTTAGTTTATTTCTGGACCATTCAATTCCATAAATGTGCCCAACCATTTGTCTGTAATGAGCAAAATTATCTGATTGCCCTTCACAAACACCAGTTCTTAATTTATTGAGTTCGTCATTAAATTCTTTAACAACCTCATCCCATATTTCCATTTAATTAGATTTCTGCACACATATAGCAGTTAATTTCTAATCCAACAGATATTTCTTTAATATTAGGTTTAGTCCACATTATCTTTTTCCTTTCGTAGGACTTGGATATTTCCAAGCTTTATCTTCCCATTTTAAAGTTACACCTTTTTTAGGTCTACTACCATAGTCACTTTGTGACATCTTAGTATAATCTCCATACAAACCACCATCTTTATTAGGTACATGCATAGGTTTACCATTAGTAATACCTTTATCAACAGGATATGCTTTATTCCCTATTGGCATTATTTTCTCCTTTCATTTCTTCTTTTAATAGATCCATCATAATATCTATAAGTTTTAAACTTCGTTGTCTACTATCTAGATCTTCCATTTGTGAAATTTTCTCTAGAGCAGTCATACGAATTTTCTCTAGATCAATTTCAGCTTTCTGATCTGCAATAATTGTTTTAGTTAGATTATCAAGAGCTTTCATAGTTTCTTTACTTTCTCTATCAAGATCAGACTTTTCTTTTTTCAATATTGCATCTTGACCAGCTTTACCAGATTCCACTAATAATTTAGCTTCCTCTAATTCCAATTTCTGTGCATCTAATGCAGAATCTGCAGAATACTTAGCAGATGTTGCTTGTAGCTTCTGTTTCTCTAATTCTACTTTAGCTTGTTCTAAAGCTACCATTTGTTGTTCAGGTGATTGTGCTTGACCCATAGCTTGATTTGCATTTAATACTTGTTGTGCTGCAGTAGCCATAGCTGCTTCTGCAACTTTAGGATCTTTTTGTTGTTCAGGTGGCATTTGTTCCATTGCTATTCTTGCCATTCCATTCATTTGTTCTTGATATTTCATAACAGAATGTTCTTGTATATTTGCTTCTAATATTGGTTTTAATCTAGCCATTATAGGATTAGCACCATTCTGTGGGTCTTGTAAGTATGCCATCTTTGTTTGTATATGTGCATCATGGTTTTGTCCAGCAAATGCTGCAATAGGTATACCTTTAGTAGCAGCCATAATATCAGATACTGGGTCCATCTCTTGTGGTTCTTGTTTTGGTGGTAATACTTCTTCTAGATTAGGCATATTAGCAGAATTTAAAATAGTTCTATTTAATGCTTCTAGATTAAACATACCAGGAGGTGATTGCTGTGCCATTTGTAAAGCCATTTGTGCAATCATCATTCTATGTGCATTTGATGGAATATTAGGATCTGAGACAGGGATAACATCCACTCTTCCATCAAAGTCTTGTTTCATTACACTTTTTTCAGCAAAAGGAACTTCATATGGATACTCTGAAGGTAAGTAATCATAATTGATTCTTGCAAGTATTTTAAATTCATCTCTTTGAGATTTATGTAATCTCTTATGTATAGCAGAGAAGAACTTACTTGATGCTTCAAGTAATGCCATAGTCGTTCCAACAGGTCCATAAGATGCAGCATCAGAAACTATTTGTTCTGTACTGTCTGCAAACTTCTGTCCTGCTGCAGTTACAAAGCCCAACATTTGGAAAAGAGTTGAGGAAGGTTCTTTATAAGGGAGAGAGATAATTGCCTTATTCAAATCTTGTCCTGTTGCTTCTACTTCTTTGAACTCACCTGGACTTATTGGTTCATTATCACCAACAATCCTTACACCTTTTGCTTTAAATCCTCCTGGCAAGTTTGCGAATTGACCTGCATCCACTAGACTTCTCATAGCTGCTGTAGCAGTCATAGTAAGATTTCCTAAGAAGTGCATGAGACCAAATCCATAGAAACCAAATCCTGGAACGAATCTATAATGTACAAAGTGCGAGACTTTTTCTTGATTCTTATCATCCTTCTTATAGTTTCTACGAATACTTAAAATTTGTTTTGATTGCTCTTCAACTGTAACAATATAAGGAAGAGCATAGTCTTCTTCTATTTCTAGATAACAATGTTGTTCTAGTAATGTATATTGAGGATCATTATTTTCTGTAGGTGATAATCCTAATATAGTATCCATTTTAGAAGAAAATGATGTAGGTTGTGGATTTGTTGCATCTGGTAATTCTATATCACTATATATTCCTGATCGTATATCTTTTGCAAGATCAACAGGACTTCTATATATTACATGTGTATATCTATCTGCTTTTTTTAGATTAGATGCATAATAAGATACATAGAATTGATCAATAGGAACAAATTCAGATACTGGTCTTTTTAATGTTGCATCATAATAAACTTTTTTAAATGCTGATCCTATTAAAGGGAGGTGGAACAGCATTCTTTCAAACTCATCAAAGTATTCAGGCATCTGCTCTGTTGTTTGATAGTTCATAAATTCTTGTACACGATTAGCTTGATCTTCTCTTTCAGGAGTAGTCTTACCTAGTATATGTGCTTTAACTGGACCTGAAGGTGGAAATAATTCTTGTATAGCTTTTGATTGAAATTTAACAGCAGATTCAATTAACATAGGATGTACTGCTGTACATGCACCTTCAAATGGTTCTGATGAATCTTGTATTTTTAATCCTAATAAATCAAATCCTCTTTCAAACATAGACTCCCATTCTTGTCGAGAATCTCTATCTGATGTAAAACAATCAATAACTTCAGTTGCTATAGTTGTTATTTGTTCTTCATCTAATGTATCAACTAAATTACCATACCATTCTTGTACAGATTCTTCAGCTCCCATTTCTGGTGATGTACCTTCAAGATCAACAATAACACCACCATCTGTATCCATTTCAAATGTTGGTTGTGCCATTGTAGCTTCTTCAGGTTTTGGTATATTAACTACGTTTGATACTTCTTCTGGTATCTGTTCAAATGGATTACGTTCTGTTGCCATTATATAAACCTCGCTTCTCTCTTATATGGATCACGCATGATCATACCCCCTTGGTTTTTCTTTATTTTAATACCATAAAAATCTACAATTTTATCAAAAGCTTCTTTTGTTTTAGCATTTTCAATTTTACGAAATTCATCTAAAGATATTTTTTTATTAAATAATTTGTCCAAATCTTCTAGTGATGCATAACTAAAACTGGAAGGAAGATTCTTTTTAAAATCTTTAAAAGTTTTTATTTCACCACTTAATATTCTATTAACATCAATAGGTACTAAATCTTGTGGACTTCCTAAAACAGTTTGTTTTAATCCAGAAACATCAGCAATAATTTCTTCTTGCATATCAATAAGATTTTTTGCTGATTTACTTGGATTAGTTATAGTTTCAACACCAGATATTTTTTCTTGACCAAAACCTTTTTGTTTTAATTTTTTATTAACATTTTGTTTAATATCATCTTTAATACTACCCATAGTTAGTTTAATCTTATTTCTAGGAACATCATAACGAACTATTTGTTGTTGCGTAGCTCCTTTATCTTGAAAAAATTTTATAGTTTTTAAATTAGCTTCTGGAGTAAGTGATCCTGATATTAAACTTTCTTTTCCTATTTCTGCTTTTTCTATTACTTTTTGTCTTCCTGGAAGTCCTGCTGTTTTATCTTGTACAGAAATAATTCTATAAACTGGAATAGTATCACCATATCCTTGTTCATCTAAATAGTTAGTTGTTTTAGTTTTTATTTCTTTATTATTTTCTATTTTAGCTATTAATTGATTTCGAGAAAGTTTAGCAGGATCAATAATATATCCAGTTATTGCTTCTGTAGTATTTAAATCTTTTGCTATTTCTGGTACTTTAGTTTTACTAGCCATTTTAGCAGCTAACTTAGCTAATTGACTTGCACCTATTACTGCTGCTCCTATGGGTGCACCAGCTCCTGTAGCCATCATTACAGCTCCTGTACCTGTACCAACATCTCCTGCAGTACTAATACCTTTTAATAATGCATCCATGTATCTTTTATTTTTTAGATCCTGATAGATAGTAGGTTCTATACTTGATAGTCCAGTTTCTCTTGCTATATCAGACATAGGAAGCATTTGTGCTGAAAGTAATCCCATGTTCTTCAAATCCTGTTTTGTAAGATTTGAAGTTGTTTGATCACCAATACCATATTTAAGTGAACGTAAACCATCAGCCATTATATTGAATTTCCCCTATATACTATCTATTATACCACTAAGTTCGCCAGTATGCAACCTTTTTCTTTCTAGGTTCATCTTCCCAATCAGGATCTTCTGGATGTGATAGGTGCCAAGACTCTTTCATATAATGTATTGCCATGGTCATAGCATCTACCTGATCATCATGTGCAGCATTGGGAAACCTTAACATTTCTTCCAGTAAATCTTCTGACCACTTCTTATTTTTTGGTATCCATACACGACCTGATTCCATCATAGGAGATGCTGCATAAACTCTGGATACTTTATCTTTATCAGGTAAATATTCTAATACAGGTACACCAGATCTACGCATATCTTGTATTAATGATTGTCCTGATGCTTTCTTTTCTATCATACAAACATCAGGTTTATGTTCATGGTACAATAATTGAGCCATACGTCTTAATTCTGGATATTCAAATCTACCTTTTATATTTCCTAATAAAAGTAAATTGGATTGATAATTTTCATACCCATCTTCATCCTGATCATACATGGAGAATATACCCCATGTTTGTATGACACTATAATCTGCTGTTGTCTTAGTAGAAAATGCTGTATCATATGTTTGTATTATAAAATCACATGGAGGTGGTTCATCATATTCCCACCAACGTATCCATTTCTTTTTAATTAAACCACCTTCATCAGGAGTTGGGTCCTGCATATACAATGCATTCCAATATCGTGCACCATTTGATGCTTTTATTTCTGATTCATCTACTTTTAATACTTCTTCTGGCTTCCATTCTGGAAAATAACTAGAACCTATAGGTAAATTAAGTAATTCTGCTGCATTTTCGTCAAGCCATGCTGGTATTCTTACTACATCCCAAGGAGTTACAGCATAATCTCCTACATTTTCTTGTTGTTTTAGTAACCATCCACAAAGATCATCATAATGATACCTTGTATTTATTATTAATATGGAACCATTGGGCATAATACGTGTTCTTAGTCCTGCTGGATACCATTCCTTAACGTATCTTCTGCCTGCTTCAGAGTATGAATCCTCTTCTGACATGACATCATCAAGGATCGCAATGTGTGCACCTCTTCCTGCAATCTGGGATCGTACTCCAGCAGCATAGTAGGTTCCTCCCACATTTGTCTTCCATTTACCTGCTGCTCGTACATCTGTACGTAAGGACACTCCTTTGAAAACATTCTGAAAATCTTCTTCATTGACCAAATCTCTGACAGAACGACCAAAATCACTTGAAAGCTGGTCACTATGGGAAACAGTAAGTATCTCATGTTCTGGATTCCTTCCAATATACCATGCAGGAAACAATTTAGAACAGATTACAGACTTAGAAGACCTGGGTGGTAGAAAAACCATGAGTCTTTTTATCTCTCCAGCTTCTAATTGTCGTAATTTTTCACTAATAACCTCTATATGTCTACCCATCTTCCAATCAGAAACAAGCTTTGGAGCCATTTGGCGAACAAATGTTAGGAAATCTGCTTTAGATTCCTGTTTAACCTTAATATTTAAGAGATTATTAAGAGTTAAAAGAGGTGATATGTCTATAGAGTTCTCTATAGTTTCCAATGTTATAATCCTTGTTGTATGTTATTATATTTTTTATAAGGAAAAACAAAAAACAAAAATGAAAAACAAAGTATAATGTACTTGTGGTTTTTAAATCTTTATATATTATATATAATTATACACTACTCCCCACTTAATGTCAAGTCTTTTTTTTATTTTTAGTTATAGACCCTAGTTTTTAGGTAAATATATGGGGGTATCATATATATATATAATACACGCATGCGTTTTTTGGGGTGGGGTGGTGCAATTCCTTTTATAATAATGCAAATCATTCTCAATCAATACCTTATTAAAAAGAATCTTTTAAAATTTAATATAATCTATGTAATTCTTTTTATATTGGTTATTACTTCATAAATTATCATCAAGAAGAAGTGTATTATGTATTAAATCAATCTATAAACCTATATAAAGCAAGGTAGTGACTACAATCTAATAATAACCAGTCATTATTATTATTTATTCTATTGATTATTATATTGATTATTAAAATCTATTTAAAAGCATTAAATAAGCTTATACAAAGCTTTCTTTAGTTTGTAGTATGTTAGTATATTAAATGTATTTATGGCTAGTGCATGGCTATTTATGAACCATTAAACACTATATTATATATAAAAAAAGAGTTATTAAAATCAATCAATAACTCTTTTTATTTGTAAGGTTTAAAAGTTTATTTTTTTAATAAATATTCATGTACTAATTCCTTTGTAAATTCATATGACAAACCAAACTTTTCAACTATTTCATTTATAATAGTCTCAGAATGAAAGCCATTGCTTATATATCTTTTATTGTCTGGAAAGTAAGAGCCAGTTTTAAAAGCTTTATTTTTATAATTATCTATATAATTTGTTATTTCATTATTCATTGTTATTTTTCCTTCTTTAATTAATATTAATAATCTATATATAGATAAAAAAATATTAATGCAAGTTATTTATTCAACTAACATAAAATTATTATCTTTAAAGCTAGGTAAAAAACCTTTTGCTTTTAAATATAATGTACTATTCTCAGGTTTTAAAAATGTTAAGTCGTTACTATCACCTGAAATCATATTACTATATAAAAAACCTTGCTTTACATATTTATCTATAACTTTTTCATGTATTACAATAGCTATTCTCATTTTTTTACTTAATGCTATATCAACATATTTTTTATATTTACTTTCATTGCTATAGGAAAATGTTAAGTCAATAAAACCTTTGGTATTTCTTAATGGTTTTTTGGTATAGTCATAATATTTAATATTATGTTGTATAGTATAATATTTTATATAATTAAATATGTTAGAGTCTTTTTCAAATTCAATGTCACTTGTACCATTTAATCTAATACAAGGTTTTAAATTCTTTTTATTAGCTATTCTTAAAAGTTTTTCAGTATCTTTTTTTAATAGTTTTAAATATTCTTTTGGATATTGTATTTTAAATAATGCTTTTATTAATCTATATATATTTATATTTTCAAATATAATAGCATTGCCAGTATGCAAAATACAAGTTTTAAAACAATTAGCAATTTTTGCATGTGTACAAAATTGCTTTAAATTATATAAATATTGTATCCCTGTAATATATCCATTTTTAGAGTTTTTACTTGTCTTTAAATCTTTTTCAATAGATAAAAGAGAATTAGGGAATTTACAGAAAGCATTATATATTTTTTTATCAGTAAATATTTTATGCTTTATTCTGGTAGCTATTTCTTTTGATGTTTCCTTTTTACTATCAAATAATAAATTTTCTAAATTATCTATATTATATATTATTTTTGTTTTATCAAATTTCATTTTTTTAATTCCTTATTAAAATTTTAAATGCATATAATAAATTTAATTCTTGCATTTGTTTATATGTAATTTTTTTATTTAAAAATAATTGCATAGTTTTATTCAATATTTTATTTAATTGTTTTTCTTTTTGCATTTTTTTAAACCTTTATAAATTAAAAACTATATATAGAGTATACTAATTAATTATAATTACAACCTATACTTGAGATAGGAAAAACCTATAACTAAAAAGATATATAATAATGTATGATATAGGAATTTCCTATGTAACATATAGGTTGAAATTATATCTAGCTGTGCTATGGTAAATCATATTAAACAAAAATAAGGAAAACAAATAATGAAAACATTATTTAAAAATATAAAGTACAGACCAAGACCAAATAGAATGTTTACTAGAGGTAAATGTGAAACATGGTATGGTATTAAAGGTAAAGGTAAAGATACGCTATGTTCTATATACTTTGGAAGTTTAGCTCTATATGTATACAAACCTAAAACATTTTGGAGTTTAGATAGACTAAACTTTGAAGGTTAAAATAATACTTGACAGGTTTTGCTAGTTCCTGTATTTTAAAAACTAGCATATAAAGGAAAAATAATTAGAAAATTTAGAGGAGAATAAAAATGACTAAAGAATATAAAATATACAATGAAGACAATGAATTAGTAGCTAAAGGAAAACTGTTAGAGATATTGCAGTTACTAATTAATCTAGGATATAGAATAGAGGAGAAAGTATGAATGAGTAGATTATCAGACCAAATACTAGACGAAGAAAACACATGGTATCTTGCAGTAGGTAAGATATTTGATGAGGGTCATAAACACTTCGCAGAATTTGCAAGTGAAGTGACACAAAGAAAACCACACCCAAATCCTAATATTCCTACACATGAAGTGGAAGAAGAACTAGAGGAATTTTGGAATGAAAAATGGAGTATGTTAAGATGAAACATGAACTATATAAAGACTATGCACTAGGCATGGACATTGCTTGTCTAGGGTCTAGGTATAATCTAACTTGTGAAGAAGTTAGAGAACTACTAGGCATAGAAGAAGATGAGGAGAATGAAGATGATTATTAGCAGAGGATATAAATTAACAGAGTTCAGAGATAAATGGAAAACTATTTATAGTAAAACATTTCTGAACAAGTATATACCTATCCATGAAAATGTATGGGTAGATGATAAAGAGTTTATAGAAACTATGAAGAAACCAGAAGGTGAAAGATACATATGGACAATAGGAGAACAAGATTGTGTCTGGTATGTAACAAGTGGCTACCATTGGGTTAATAGAATAGGTTTTATAATAACTAAAAATAAATGGGAGCATGACATGAACATAGAAGTAAAAGGATATTAATATGAATGAAGATTTATACGAAATGAGTAATAAGTTATTAGCTTTTTGTGAGAAGTACAAAGATGAAATTCCTTATGATGACTTAAATAATTTCCATGAGTTATGGAGTAGAATTTATAATAGTTTACAAACAGGAGAATGAAGAATGATAACATTTATGAAAGTTGTTGGAGTATTTGCTTTGTTTCATTCAATAACAAGTGTAATACTTCTTATGTATTTTAAATATCCTATTGATTTATTTATGTTTTTTATATTTGCTACTGAATTTGCAATAGGTATTATGATGTTTATAGGAATAAAAATATTAAGAGATGAATATTACCATATTGGTAACAAAAATGGTAAAAAATAATACTTGACATTAAAATTTATATGAGTATAATATATATAATTTATGGAGAATAACATGATAAAAAAATATAAAACACATACAGAAATTGATACATCTATTGAGAGTATTATACAAGGTGCTTTTGATACGACTAATATAAAAGAAATTCCTATAGAAAAAATAAATACTTTCATAAAGGAATATGATAAAGAAATGTCTAGAGATTTAGACAATCAACATTATAGTGAAGGAGAAGTTTATGACTAAAGAACAAGCACTAGAAAATATTCGTTGGGCATTAGTAAATTATCTTGATGATAATCCTAGCGAAGATGGAGAATTAATTGATAAATCATTTAATAAAATAAGAGAGGATATAGACAATGAAGATTAGAGATTTAATAGAACTACAAGAAGTTATAGAGAAAAAGAATACACCTATTGATATACATGAATATGATTTTAAATACTATTCAAGTTCAGAAGGTAAAGAACGTGACATATTAGACATGGATTTAATTCATGTTATCAGAGCTTTATCCAAGACTAACAATACTTCTACAAAGGATAAAGATATAATAGAAGGACAATTATCTAGAATAAAAAACCATGTAGATAATGTTAGAGTATTAGTTAATTCAATAGAGGAGGATATTAAAGATGGATAAACTAACAGAACATGAACTATTAAATAGACTTGATAATGAATTTTATGATGTTGATTTTCAAGTTGTAACAAGTGCAACAAGAGGTGTTGTAGCTACTGTTCAATTTTATGAAGATAAATTAGATGAGGAGTGTTGTACAGATGAATAAAGATAATCATTATGTACTTATTACTTCCTTTAATGAAGAGGGATATAAACTTTATGCAAAAGATATGCTTAAAAGTTTTAAAAAGTTTTGGAATAAAGATGTAGAACTAGAAGCATGGTATCATGATTGTAAACTACCTGCTGATATTCCACGAGCTTCTAACATTATTTATAAAAATTTAAATGATGTAAAGGATATGATTAATTATAGAAAAAATATGGCTAGATATGATGGTACTCTTGGTGGCACAGTTGAATATGATTGGAGAAGAGATGCTATTAAATGGTGTCATAAAGTTTATGCTATGACTGAAACAGCTAGAATGAGTAGTAGTAAATGGTTGATATGGTTAGATGCTGATACAGTTACTCATAAACCAGTACCAAAAAAATTTCTTAATGAGTTATGTAAAAAAGAAATAGATATACTTCATTTAGGTAGAACTGCAATAGATTATAGCGAAACTTCTTTCGTAGGATTTAATTTACTTTCTGTGATGGCACAAGAATTTTTAGAAGATATGCGTGGTTGTTATAACATGGGTGAAACTATTGCATATAGAGAATGGCATGATGGTTTTATATTTGAACGTCTTCTCAAAATTCATATGGCTCATGGATTAGTAGCCCATAATCTTACGCCAAGTGTAAGAGGATTAGATGTATTTAATCAATCTTCTTTAAATAATTATCTACAACATTTCAAAGGATTTAAAGATATAAATGCTAGTAGATATACATTTCTTTATGATATGATAGAAAAATATAAAGCTAATAAAATAATAGAAACTGGTACTTGGAATGGTGGTCGTGCTATCAAAATGGCAGATGCATCATTTAAACATACAGATGTAGTGCAATATATTGGATATGATTTATTTGGACTAGCTAATAATGAACTAGATAAAAAAGAATTTAATACAAAGACGCACCATACTTTAAAAGAAATACAAGATAGATTAGATAAGTATGCAAGAGAAAAGAAAAAACTAGGAAAAACATTTGAATATGTTCTTCATGAAGGAGATACAAAGGATACACTAAAAGAAAAAATGGATGCTGATTTTGTCTTTATTGATGGTGGACATTCATATGAAACAGTTAAACATGATTTTGAAATGTTAAAACATAATCCTCAAATTGTTCTTGATGATTTCTTTTTAGAGGATGATAATGGAAAGAAACCAAGTGAAGAACATTGTGGAGTTAATAAACTCTTTGAAGAAATTACATTACCAAAGAAAGTTTTAAAGACAAGAGACCCTGTAATGAGTGGGGGAGTTATTGGACTAGCTTTAGTAACTCAATGGAAACAACTCTTACATAATAAGGAGAATGTATAATGAATGAATATATATTTACAACAAAGCATACTGTTTTAATTGAAGCAGATAGTAAAGAAGAAGCAACAGAAATCTATGAAAATCTTGATGACTATGGAGATATTTCTGATGTAGAAATAGAGGAGAATGAAGATGTTCCTAGTAACATATAAAATCCAAGATGGAGAGCATGAATACCATGAGTACTCTTGGTTCTCTATGGGTACTCAATCTGATTATGATGTGGGAGTTATTAAAGATAAGGTACTGATAGAGGAAGTTTATGGTGGAGAAGTTGAACAAGAAGAAGGAACAAATAAATATTTTTCAAGAGATTGGGATACATATATACAAGTATATTCTGTAAAAGATATAACACCAAAAGAATTAGATGTGTTAGATAAGTTTGGAGTGGTATATAAATGAGAATTAAAATTTCAAGAGTAGCTAAAGATATAGATGGTATACCACGAGCATTTACAATTAAAATAAATGGTAAAAAATATCCTAGAAATGTTAAAGGATTTTATTTTCCTGATGATAGAAAAAAAATTACTGCTATAAACCAAGCTATAGAAGATTATAAAATTGAGGAGAATGAATTAGCATGAGTACTATACAAGGTAAAGCATATTGGGCTTCAATCATTACTCCAAATACTACATTTGATACAGATGGAGTATGGTCTATAGATGTTGGTAATCTTAATAAAAAAAATAAAAAAAGAGCTGAAGAGAATGGATTAACTGTTAAGAATAGAGGTGATGATAGAGGTGATTTTGTTATCATTAAAAGAAAAGTTAGGCGTGCAGATGGTGATAAAAATAAACCACCAAAAATTATTGATGCTCAAAAGAATGATATGTCTACAACTAGAGTTGGTAATGGTTCATTGGTTAATGTATTATATTCTACTTATGAATGGGAATTTAAAGAGCATAAAGGAGTTTCAGCAGATTTACACGCAGTTCAAGTAATAAATTTAGTACCTTATAATTGTGATAATGAAGATGAAGCTTTTGAAGTAGTTCCTGAAGATAAAACTAAAACAAAAAAGGAGAAAGAAATGACTGAAGAAAATAGTTTTAAAATAAAGAGAGGTGAATTTGGTTATATTTATTGTATAACAAATGAGTCTTGGAAAGATTGGGTTAAAATAGGTATGACTACTGGACTTAAATCTCGTATAGCAGGTTTTAATGCATGTAATCCTACTGAATGTAAAGTTATAGATTATCACATAACAGATAAGTTACACTTTAATGAGCATGAAGTACACAAACATTTTAATAAGTTTATTAAGAAAAAGAAACGAAAAGAAAAAGTTAGTTCTACTAATACAACTTCGTTAGAGTGGCATAATGTTTCTGTTGCAGAAGCTAAAGAATTATTTTCAAGTGCTATACAAAGTGTTAAAGCTACACATTTAGAAGAACAACTTGGAGAATAAAGATGACTGATGATATGATGTTTGGAGAAAGTAATATAATTAAACCAACAAAAGAAAAACAAGTTACCATAGACAGAGAAGTTTATAAAAGTTTTGTTAGAGAAATAGCAGAAGAAATGTTTCGTAGGTCTACTATGCAATGGAGTTACCATGACCTGCATGACATCATGGGAGATGGAAAGAGATTACCTAAAGCACAGAAGATATATAGACAACACTATGATTTTGTAAGGGCTTGTTTGAAAAGACACTATATAAATCAAGAGGTTAAGAGTGATTAATATAATAATAAAAAAACTATTTGACTTATGCAAGTATATTGTGTTACTATGGGTATTATATATTATAGTTATGATGTTTTTAGGTACGTTTGGAGTAGTATAATGTTTATAATAGGTTATCCAACAAAAGATGAAGATGTTATCATAGAACAGCTAACACATTTTAATGGAGAAACTATAATTTTTAAAACAGAAGCAGAAGCTAGAGCATACATCTCCAAATTATATGTAAAAACAGGTGTTAATGTAGAGCCATTTGAAGATGATGGTTTATTAATAATGAGAGTACAATAGAGTGTGGGTGTGATAGGTTATCCTAGGGCAATTCACTTAATGAGAACTCAACGAAATGCAGACCAAGTTCTCGCCCACAAATTAATTTAAAGGAGAAAAATAATGCATAAATCACAGATACATGAGAGTGTATTAAAATTAGGAGAAGATGCCACGTTCAATGTAAGAACTGTATTAGAATGGTTGGAATATAATAAGAAACTTTTACCTTCACTTAAACGTAGAGTTAGAGAAAAAGAAAAGGGAGCTATAGCAGAGAAAGCAAATGTTGAAGGATATATAAGAATGATTAATCATTATCTACGACATGGAGATTGGTGTAGTGATTTCTTTGGATATAGACAGGAATTAAAAACTAAATGGAAAGTTATTAAGAAATGAGATATATAATAGGAAGTATTTATTTTTTTATATTTATCCTCATGTTATATGTTTGGACAATAAGTGTAATGGCTGATGATGGGAGAGATTGTTTAGCTGAAGCAGTTTATTATGAAGCAAGGTCAGAAAGTTTTGAAGGTAAATTAGCAGTAGCTAATGTAATACTTGAAAGATTAAGAAGAGATGATTTTCCAAATACTATTTGCAAAGTTGTGCATGATGGTGTATATTGGAAGAATAATATAGTAAGAAACAGATGTGCTTTTTCTTATTATTGTGATGGAAAACATGAACGTATGTTAAATATAAAAGCTAAAGCAGATGCATATACAATAGCTGATTTTGCTTTGAATGGTGTAGAACTACATGATACATTAGGTGCTACACATTATCATGCAGTTTATGTACGTCCTAAATGGGCAAATAAATTTTATTTTATTAATAAAATAGGTACACATTTATTTTATTTAAAGGATTATGATGAGAATTAATTTTGTTTACAGAAACGAACACGTCAGAAAGAAAACTACTATTGGTCGTTCACCTTTGAGCAGACCATTAAATAAACATAAACGTAGAACATGGAAAAAATATAGAGGACAAGGAAGATGATTAAAAGATTTAATGAAATAGAATTGTTACGTAAAAATGTAAAGGATTTACAAGGACAATTACAAAATGCTTACATAAGAATAAAAGAATTAACAGAAGCATTACATGAAGAAAGAAAAAGAGCAGGACATAATGACCATTATACAACACCATCAGGATGGGCTATGCCTAATGAAAATCCTGATGCTACACATATAGAGGAGAAAAAAGATGAGTGATGCCAGAGGATTTTGGTTTGACTTTGATGGTACACAAAGAAAACTTTTAGAAAAAAGAAAGGAAAAAAAGATGTCTAAAAATAGTTTTATCCAATGGATAGAAAACGAAGCTAAAGCATATGAAAGGAGTAAAAACATGGCTAAAGCAACAACACCTAAAGTAGAGATGACTTTAAATGATAAACAAAAGAAAGGATTGCTTGATATTTTTAATGCAGGTAATGACTTTCTACAAAGTTATAGAGACTCAGGCATTAAGTATGTGACTGCCTGGGAAATAGAAAACCTTTTAGATTTACTAGATGACATGAAAGAATTATATGGTATCTCACCTAAAATATCTGCTGAAGCAGACAGAGAGGGTGACCACTATCCTAATCATTGGGGTGACCATGTATTTTCTGACGACCCAAGAGCATGGAAACGTAAGGTAGACTAAAGATGATTGAAGATTTGAAGAGAGAGCAAAGTCAAGTTTATCGTGAGTTTCTAAAAGAATATCTGACAGAAGGATATGATTTAGAAGAAGCTAAAACATTAGCTAAACAAGACACTAAAGAAGTTATGCAAGATAAGCTTGACTTTGTAGAAGAATTGTGGGATAATTCATTTGATGAATTGGAATAATAACATGGATAAAAAATGGTTAGACAGAGGTGCTTGTCCTAAGTGTGGCTCTAGTGATGGTAATGTAAACCATTCAGAGGGATATAGCTTTTGCTTTGTCTGTGAAACTAGATTTGGAGAGAGTATGCAAACAGAAACAATAATACCTATGAAGAGAGAAAGTAATATAAAAACTGTAGGTACTTTAGGTGCATTAACTGAACGTAGTATATCTAAAGAAACTGCACAAAAATATAATACAGATGTGAAGGTAAATGGAAATATGAATACCCATCACATCTATAAATACTTTGATGAGAGTGGAAATAATATAGGAAATAAAGTACGTAATGTTTCTACCAAAGATATGTGGGTTGAAGGTAATATGACTGAAGCATTATTGTTTGGTCAGAATATCTTTGCTCCTAATGGTAAATATATAACTATAACTGAGGGTGAAGTAGATGCCATGTCTGCTTACGAATTACTAGGTAGCAAGTGGGCATGTGTTTCTATTAAGACAGGAGCAGGGTCAGCATTACGTGATTGTAAAAAAGCATTTGAATATCTTGATAGCTTTGACCAGATAGTTATATCATTTGATATGGACAAGCAAGGTAGAGAAGCAAGTGAAAAGGTTGCACAATTATTTTCACCTAACAAGTGTAAGATTATGCATATGGAACACAAAGATGCGAATGAATATTTACAAGTAAATAAACGTGAAGAATTTACTAGAGCATGGTGGAATGCACAACCATTTACACCTGCAGGAATAGTTAATCTAAAAGATTTAAAGAGTACATTATTTGAAGAAGAGTATTGTGAGACATGTCTTTATCCTTGGACTAAATTAAATGATAAGACTTATGGTATGCGTACAGGTGAGTTAATTACCTTTACAAGTGGTGCAGGTATGGGTAAGTCTTCTATTATGAGAGAGTTGATGTATCATATGTTAAAGAATACAAATGATAATGTAGGTATACTTGCATTGGAAGAAGGTATAAAAAATACTACCTTTAATATCATGTCAGTAGATGCTAATGCTAGATTATATATTAATGAAGTACGTAAGAAATATAGTCAAGAAGAATTAGATACATGGTTTGATAATACTGTAGGTACAGGAAGGTTCTTTGCTTTTGACCACTTTGGTTCTATTAATAATGATGAAATACTTTCAAGAGTTAGGTTCATGGCACAGGCATTGGATTGTAAATGGATATTCCTTGACCATCTATCTATCCTTGTATCAGGTCAGGAAGATAATGATGAAAGAAAATCTATTGATATTCTTATGACTAAGTTACGTTCATTAGTAGAACAAACAGGTATAGGATTACTATTAGTGTCACACTTACGTAGACCTACAGGAGATAGAGGACATGAGGATGGGAAGGAAGTCTCTCTATCACATCTTCGTGGTTCTGCTTCTATTGCTCACCTATCTGATAGTGTTGTAGCATTAGAGAGAGACCAACAAGCTGAAGATGAAGTGTTAGCAAATACAACTACCATACGCATATTAAAGAATAGATATACAGGAGATACAGGTATAGCTACACACTTATTTTATGATAGAGAGACAGGTCGTATGAAAGAAATTTCTAATCCTTATGAAGTAGATGATAATAATTCTGGTGATGAGGAGATACCATTTTAATGAAATGTTGGTATTGTAATACAGAATTAATATGGGGTGGAGACCATGACATTGAAGAAGAAGATTCTGAGTACTGTATAGAAACAAATTTACATTGTCCTCAATGTGATTCTTTTGTAATGGTTTACCTACCTAAAGATAAAATGTGGGATCACTATTGTCCTGTGGAAGAAACAGAAATGTCTATTGGTAAAGATGAAGAATGTAATTGGTGTGGTGCAACAGAAGATTGTGAGTGGAAGGAAAATGAGAGCAGTAGTTGATATAGAAACAGACAGTTTAAATCCTACAGTAGTTCATTGTGTAGTGGCTAAAGATATAGATACAGGTAAGGTCTATCCTTTTCCACCTGACCTGTTGCATGGATTTAGAGATTGGTCACATGGAGTAGACCAATTTATTATGCATAATGGTTTATCTTTTGATGCACCTATTCTTAATAAGTTATTGAATACAAATATAAAACCTAGTCAGATTGTAGATACGTTAATACTATCACAACTATTTAATCCTATTCGAGATGATGGTCATAGCTTGGAAGCATGGGGTAAGAAATTACAAATGCCTAAAGGAGAAGTAGAAACTTTTGATATATATACAGATGATATGTTAGAGTATTGTAAACAGGATGTGAATATAACTCATAAACTTTATGATATTTTAAAACAGGAAGGTAAAGGATTTTCTAAATCTTCTATCAATCTTGAGCATAGAGTAAGATTAATTGTTAATCAACAAGAATCAAATGGGTTTGCTTTAGATTTACAGAAGACTATGTGTTTATTTAATCAATTAAAAGATGAAGCATATGAGTTAGAGAAGTGGGGAAGAACACATTTTGATCCAACAGTTATAGAATTAAAAACAAAAACAAAATATATACCATTTAATATAGGTTCAAGACAACAGATTGCAGAACAATTAGTAAATCTAGGTTGGAAACCAACACATCATACAGATAAAGGTAACATAATAGTAAGTGAAGAAGTATTAGATAGTTTAGATATACCTGAAGCTAAAAAGTTTTCAAGATTTTTATTATTACAAAAACGTATAGCACAAATTAAGTCATGGATAGAAGCATGTAGTGATACAGATGGTAGAGTACATGGGAGAGTACATACATTAAAAACTATTACAGGTCGTATGGCACATCATTCACCTAACATGGCTCAAGTTCCTGCAGTTCGTTCTCCCTATGGAAAAGAGTGTAGGGATTGTTGGACTATTGATAATCCTTATACTCATTCTATAGTAGGTACTGATGCAAGTGGATTAGAATTAAGATGTCTTGCTCATTTAATGAATGATAAAAAGTTTACAGATATATTATTAACAGGAGATGTCCATACAGCTAATATGAAAATGGCAGGATTAACTAATCGAGATCAGGCAAAGACATTTATCTATGCATTTATGTATGGTGCAGGTGCATCTAAGATAGGTAAGATTGTTGGAGCAGGTGCAAAGGAAGGACAGATATTAATTAATAAATTCCTTTCTAATATGCCAGCATTAAAAAGAGTACGTGATTCTGTTACGAAAGCATCAAGGAAAGGTGTTATTAAGGGTATAGATGGTAGGTTATTACGTATAAGAAGCCCACATAGTGCTTTAAACACCCTTATACAGGGTGCTGGAGCAGTAGTATGTAAGCTATGGTTAATCAATATGATTAAACGTATTAAACAAACAGGTGTGGATGCTAAACTTATTGCATCTATACATGATGAATACCAATTTGAAGTAGCTAACAAAGACATTAATAAATTTGGAAGAGTAACAAAGGATGCTATGAAAGATACTGAGATACAATTACAAATGAAATGTCCTCTAGATAATGAATGGAAGGTAGGAAAGACATGGGCACAGACACATTAGAACAATTTACTTTGTTTGATATGAATGAAGAAGATTATATATCTGATGATATATCTACACATAAATGTAGAGAGTGTGAAAAAGTTAAACCTGTTCATTCTTTTAATACTAAAAATATAATACCTCCTCAAAAAAAAGAAGGAAGTTTTTTTCCTGTTCGTAGACAAACACATAAAGGAGATGTTCAGCTATTTGTTTTATTTAATACTTGTAAAGAGTGTGATGCTAAAGGAAGAGCAGGAAGACATGCTAGATTACGTATGTATCCTAACCCTCCTGAAGGTTATCATTGTCCTATATGTAAAAAAAATGAAGAAGAAATTTTTAGTAATCAAATAATTGTAGATAAAGACTATAATATTTATAAAAGAAAATATGATTTAAAGAGTGCTTGGCATCTTGACCATGACCATAAAACAGGAGAGTTTAGAGGTTGGTTATGTAGAACTTGTAATACAGGATTAGGAGCAATGGGAGATACTATAGAAGGTCTTGAGAGAGCTATTAAATATTTGAAAGGAGACTTTGATGGAAGTACAGGAATTTAAAGGTAGAAAAGATCATGCTGATTATATCAAACGTGGTATAGCAGTAGAAAACTATTTTGTTAAGGAAGCAAAGAAGAGAGATTATAATATATGGATTGCTTCTGAAGAACAAAATATAAAACAGCATATAGATTTAGTGCTACAAAAAGATGGAAAGGAGTTTAGTGTAGATGTAAAAGCTATAAGGACAGGGAATAAAAGTAGAGTACCTGATGATACTTGGATTGTTGTAGAATTTTTAAATACTATGGGTGATAAAGGTTGGCTCTATGGTAGTGCTGACTACATAGTGTTTGAAAGAATAAAAGATTTTGTATTTTGTAGTACAAAAGAATTAGTAGTTCTGGCACATAAACTTGTGAATAGAAATGACAGAGTTTCTAGTTATAAGGATGCTGAATACAAAGTTTGGGGTAGATTATATCAGGGTAAAAAAGATTTAATATCTAGGATGGAGATGTCCAAGATATTAGAATTAAAAAATACTTTTATATGGAAAAAAACTGTTGACATTTCTAATTAGATGTGTCATAATTACTTTATTAATAACTAGAAAAGGAGTACACCTATGAGTGTAATAAAAGGAAACGCATATTGGGCATCAATCGTCAGCCCAAATACTACATTCGATTCAGATGGAGTATGGTCAATAGACGTAGGTAATCTTGATAAGAAAAACATTGAGATTGCTAAAAATGATGGTCTCGAAATTAAGAATAAAGGAGATGATCGTGGAGATTTTGTTACTGTTAAACGTAAAGTTAGACGTAAGGATGGTAGCATGAATAAAGCACCTGAAGTTAAGGATGCACAAAAACGTACCATGATTAATACATTAATTGGTAATGGTTCAGAAGTCAATGTACTTTATAGTACATATGAATGGGAGTTCAAAGGTCGTTCTGGAGTATCTGCTGATTTACGTGCTATACAGGTAACTAATTTAGTACCTTACAATGTAGACGCTGATGCAGATGAAGCTTTTGAAATAGTTCCTGATGGATTTGTAAGTAATGAATCTGATGAGGAAGTGTCTTTCGCTTCTTAACCAACCAAGAAAGGATGGAGAGGTGCTACTGAACGAGTATCTCTCCATTATTTATTATGAAAACAATAGATACATTAGTCAAAGATATTTATTCTTTATTTGATTCTAATATTGATAATAAAATAGATGAGAAAAAATTAGAAGAAAATTTAGATATATTTGTGAATGGTTTAAAAGAAGTTGTAACTGAATTTTTTAAAGAGAAACCTGCAGTAAAACGTAACTTACGTTTATCTTCTATAGGTAGACCTGCAAGACAACTTTGGTATGATAAAAATTCAGACAAAGATGTAATACCATTAGAACCTAGTACACGTATTAAGTTTTTATATGGTCATATTCTTGAGGAAGTATTACTTCTCTTCACACGTGTTGCAGGACATACAGTAACTGATCAACAAAAACAAATTGATGTTGGTGGTATTAAAGGACACCAAGATTGTATGATTGATGGTGTATTGGTTGATTGTAAGAGTGCATCAGGTAAAAGCTTTGAGAAGTTTGCTAAAGGAAATCTTCATGCTGATGATCCCTTTGGATATATAGCACAAATATCAGCTTATGCTGAAGGTAATAATGTAGATGCAGGAGCATTCCTTGTTATAAATAAACAGAATGGAGAGATATGTTTAACACATGTACATTCAATGGAAATGATTGATGCTAAAGAAAGAGTTGAATATCTTAAAGGAGTTATGGAGAAAGACAATCCACCTGATAAGTGTTATCCTGATGTGCCTGATGGAGCTAGTGGTAATCGTAAGCTTGCTATTGGTTGCATCTATTGTCCACATAAGCGTACTTGTTGGAGTGATGCGAATGAAGGTAAAGGGTTACGTGTATTTCAGTATGCAAAAGGTTACAGGTTTCTTACGCAAGTTAATAGGACACCTGATGTAGAGGAAGTTACAACATGGTAAACCATTGGGTTAGGTATGATACTGAAGAATCTTTCGTACCTAATCTTGATAAGTTTGGTTTTGTTTATATCATAACCAATATGAAATCAGGTAAAGCATACGTAGGTTGTAAGCAATATTTTAGAGGTAAATCTAAAAAGAAAATGCAATGGGAAACTTATATAGGTTCTTCCAAGTATCTTAAAGCTGATATAGAAAAGATAGGTAAAGAACATTTTACTTTTGAAGTTATAGCAGAATATAAAAACAAAAGAAGTTTACGATACTATGAAGCATACTATCAAATGAAATGGGATGTACTTACTGCTGTGATAGAAGGTACAGATGAACCTGCTTATTATAATTCTTATGTAGGTGGTAAATTTTATAGACCTGTTGAAAGTTATCAAGATCCTGACTATTTAAAAAAACTTAGTGACTCTCATAAAGGACAGAAAGTATCTGATGAAACAAGAAAAAAACTTAGTGAGAAATTAAGTGGTTCTAATAATGGTATGTTTGGAAAGAAACAAACAGATGAAGCTAAAAAAAAGATAGGTGAATTTCAAAAAAAATTAAGTCGTAATGGTAGACCACCAGAAGTAAAAGAAAAGATACGTCAATCTTTATTAGGACATAAAGTATCTGATGAAACCAGAAAGAAACTTAGTAAAGCTCATAAAGGTCATCCAATTTCAAATAAAACTAAAGGTATACTTTCTAAAAAAATGAAATTAATTTGGAAAAAAAGAAAGGAGGTAAAAGATGTCAGTAAAAAAGTCAATGTATGAATCAGCATTATCTGAGTTTGAATCAACAAGAGATAAAGCTATTTCTACTGCACGTATATACTTGGAACATCCTGTTGGTATAGGAGAACATCCCCAAGTTATTGATGAATTTATTAAGCAAATAAAAATAGCTGCTGAAAATGAAGAAGCTATTTATATGTTGCAAAATGCATTCCAAGACGAGATAAGTCCAAAAGAAAAATGATAGATGGAACAAGACTATTTCAGTATAACATTGGATGTATCTTCTAAGAATGGGGAACGACCAGAAAGAGTTTTATTTTTATCTGTTATACTACAAGCATTGTTAGATGCTACTAAAACAAAGAGTAAAGTTGAAACTCCTCAAACAAGTATTGAGAGAGAACGAGCACGTGCCTGGTTTTTCTGTAGTGTAGGTGTAACGTGTGATGATTTTGAGGATGTATGTTATAATGCAGGTCTTAGTCCTGAATATACAAGAAGCTTTGCATATAAAGTAATTCATTCAAAGGAGATAGGATATGTCAGACAAAAAATTAAAAGAGTTCTCGATAAAAAATGAGAGACATAGAGATTATATGAAAAGAAAAAATGCTGAAGAACAAATGATTGCAGAAGAAAAAGTATTAGCAAGTAATCAACAGATAGGTGGTAGTCATTACAAAGATTGTGCTATACAACCCATTGATTTTATCATGGCAAATAACTTTGGATTTTGTGAAGGTAATATAATAAAATATACTACCAGACATAAGAAAAAAGGTGAAGGTAAAAAAGATTTAGAAAAAGTAATTCACTATGCACAACTATTAATTGAAAAGAAATATGGAGATGAAAGATAATGGCAAATAATTATTTACCTACTGAATATCAATCATTTATACATCTATCAAGATACTCAAGATGGTTAGAAGAAGAAAGAAGAAGAGAAACGTGGGTAGAAACTGTTAATAGATTAATAACATTTTTTAGAAATCATATTGAAAATAATATTGAAGCAAAGGTAAATGCTAGTGCATGGAATATGCTTGAAGAATCCATATTATCTTTAGATGTTATGCCTAGTATGAGAGCTTTAATGACTTCAGGTAAAGCATTAGAGAGAGAACATATAGCAGGATATAATTGTTCTTATATTCCTATTGATAGTCCTAAAGCATTTGATGAAGTTTTATATGTTCTTATGAATGGAACAGGTGTAGGATTTTCTGTTGAACGACCATATATAAATGGTTTACCTACTATACCTGATAGAGAATTTGAACATACAGATGATGTTATATCTGTTGCTGACTCTAAAGAAGGATGGGCTAGAGCATTTAGAGATTTAATATCATATCTTTATACTTGTCGTATTCCTAAGATAAGTGTATCAAAAGTAAGATCTGCAGGTGCAAGATTAAAAACATTTGGTGGTAGAGCAAGTGGTCCTCAACCTTTAGTAGACTTATTTGATTTTACTATTAATAAATTTAAAAATGCTAAAGGTAGAAAGCTTACCAGTTTAGAGTGCCATGATATAGCTTGTAAGACAGGAGAAGTTGTAGTAGTTGGTGGTGTTAGAAGGTCAGCATTAATATCTTTGTCTAATTTATCTGATGATAGAATGAGAGTAGCTAAAAAAGGAGAGTGGTGGAACATAAATCCTGAGAGAGCATTAGCAAATAATTCTGCTGTTTATGATGGTCAACCTGATACAGGAACTTTTATGAAAGAATGGTTGTCTTTATATGAAAGTAAATCAGGTGAACGTGGAATATTTAATAGAGCATCTGCTCAAGAAAAAGCAAAACAAAATGGTAGAAGAAATGCTGATGCAGCTTTTGGAACTAATCCTTGTAGTGAAATTATACTAAGACCAAATCAATTCTGTAATCTAACTGAAGTTGTATGTCGTTCTACAGATACACTAGATACATTAAAAAATAAAATAAAAATAGCTACCATACTAGGTACAATACAATCTACCTTTACAAACTTTGGTTATTTAAGGAAGAGATGGATTGATAATACAGAAGAAGAAAGATTATTAGGTGTATCTCTTACAGGTATTATGGATAGTTCTGTATTAAATGGAACTGAAACAGGATTAGAAAGTACATTACAAACTCTTAGAAAAGTAGCTGTTAAAACAAATAAAGAATGGTCAGATAAATTTGGTATACCTCAGTCAACTGCTATTACTTGTGTTAAACCTTCAGGTACTGTTAGTCAATTAGTTGATAGTGCTAGTGGTATACATGCAAGACATAATCCTTATTATCTTAGAACAGTTCGAGGAGATAATAAAGATCCTCTTACACAATTTATGAGGGAATCTGGCATACCCAATGAACCTGATTATCTTAAACCAGAACATACAACTGTATTTTCTTTTCCTATGATGGCTCCTAAAGGTTCTGTATGTCGTAATGATATGACTGCTATTCAACAATTAAAACTATGGAGAACTTATGCTGAACATTGGTGTGAACATAAACCTTCTGTAACTATTAGTGTTAAAGAAGAAGAGTGGGTTCCTGTGGGTGCATGGTGTTGGAATAATTTTAAATATTTAAGTGGTGTATCTTTTTTACCACATTCTGATCATACATATCAACAAGCACCTTATCAGGATATTACTCAAAGAAAATATAATAGTTTAATGAAGAAGATGCCAACGAAAATAAATTGGAATTTACTTCAAGACTTTGAAACAGGTGATAATACAAAAGGATCACAACAACTTGCCTGTACTGCAGGTGTATGTGAGTTGGTAGATATATAATGAAAACAATTTGGTTGTTGTATATACTTGTTTCTTTTAATAGTGATCCTCAATTACAAATAGAAGAGTATAATACAGAAGAAGAATGTATACAAGAGAAAGCAAGGGTCTTAAAAGAAATTAAAGAGGTATATAATATAGAGGATGCTCAAGTACATTGCATATTAAGTACACGATAGAAGAATGGAAAGAAATGAAGGAAATGTTTAAAATTGTAGGACTTCCAAATCCTAAACATTATCCTCAAAGTTTTGCTTATTATTATAAAGTTTATTTACTTAGTAAATATGGTTTACAAGAAAAAAGTTCTTGACTTTTATAATAAAGTGTGTCATAATTACACTATAGAATGCCAATTATGGATTCTATAACTCGCTTAATGAAAGGAGAAAAGCATGAGTTTATTTCATAACATAAATAGATATGCTATAGGATTTGATCATTTGATGGATCATATGGTAGCTCTGCAAAATAATGATGTCTTAGCTGGTAATGATTATCCACCTTATGATATTGTTAAAGCAGGAGAAGATAAATATACTATAGAATTAGCAGTTGCTGGTTTTAAAAAAGATGAATTATATCTTGAGGTTAAAGATCAATACTTAACTATTAAAGGTGATTCTAATAAACGACATTCTAATGAAGAATATCTTCATAAGAATATAGCACGAAGATCTTTTCATAAAAGATTTTCTCTAGCAGAAAACATAGAAGTTGAAGATGCTAGAATGGAAGATGGTGTATTGATTGTTAGTCTGACACATAATATACCTGAAGAACAAAAACCAAAGAGCATTACTATACAGTAATAAAATACTAGAGAGGGTGTTTTATTACATCCTCTCTTATTTATGGAGATATTATGAGTAAAAAAAAGAAAAGTATAAATACAGTTTATATAGGATATGATCCTAGAGAATATGCTGCTTACGAAGTTCTAAAGTTTTCAATAGAACGAATATCAATGGAACCTGTTAGAGTTTTACCAATTAAGAAACCTATTGTAGAACGTATGGGTTTATATAATAGAAAACATGAGATACTACAAGGTCAACCTTACGATATAATAGATGGAAGACCTTTCTCAACTGACTTTTCTTTTACTAGATTTTTAGTACCTGCTCTTAATATGTATGAAGGATATGCATTATTTATGGATTGTGATATGTATGTTCGTACAGATATATCTGAATTATTTGAAATGTGTGATAATAAATATTATCCTTTGTGGTGTGTACATCATAAGTATGAACCTAAAAAAGGTTTAAAGATGGATGGTAAATTACAAGAACCCTATCGTAGAAAGAACTGGTCAAGTCTTATGATGTTTAATTGTGGACATGATTTAAATAAAAGACTTACAGTTGAAGATGTTAATACTAAATCAGGTAGATGGCTACATGGATTTGAGTGGCTACCAGATAAAGAAGCAGATATAGGTAGAATACCTGAAGAATGGAATTGGTTGGATGGACATTCAGATGTTAAGTTAGAAGCAAAGAATGTACACTTTACAACAGGTGGTCCTTGGTTTAAAGATTGGGGTCCAAAGAGAGACCAAGATACTAAGTATGGTATTGAATGGGTTAATGATGCCAGATGGTTACAGATGAATGGATTATTAGATGAAGCAAAGGACTATGTTATATGACAAAAATAAATTTTGTTACTTCATTTAATGAAGATATTTTAAAGAATGTTGGACATCATTTTTTAAAATCAATTAGTGAACATTGGGAACCTTCTTTAAATCTTGCATGTTATACACATGACTGTTCATTAGAAAGTTATTCTCTTCCTAAAAATAAATCTATTTCTTATAAACAATTAGATAATATAGAAGATTATAAAACTTTTAAAGAAACTAATTCAATACATGATGGTACAGAGAATGGACAAGTTGCTTATAATTGGAGACTTGATGTTATCAGATGGGCACATAAAGTATATGCTCTAACAGAATATGCTTTTGAATTAGCAGAAAAAGATAAAGAAGCAGGTTGGTTAATATGGATTGATGCTGATTCTTTTGCTAAGAAAAGATTAGTATCTGATGATATACTTGCTATGCTACCTGAAGCTTGTGATGTAGCTTATGCAGGTATCAGAACAACAGATGATAATGTACAATATCTTGATACATCTTTTATGGCTTTTAATTTAAATAAAAAACCTGCTCTTGATTTACTAGGTGATTTAAGAGGTGCTTATAATTCAGGAGAATTAATTTCTTATAGAGAATGGCATGATGCATTTATAACAGAAAGATTATTAAATATTTATAAAGCACATGGAATGAAGATTATATCTTTGAATGGTATATCTGATTATGTTATGCACTTTAAAGGTATTCAAGATATAACTATGTTACCTGTTAGAGATAGTTCTGGTAGAAGATTATTTAATTTATCTGATGATGATACAAGTCCAGATATTATGCCCACGAGATATAAACAAATTTTAGAAATTATAGAGGAGTATAAACCTAAATCAATTATCGAAGTAGGTACATGGAATGCAGGTCGTGCTATTGAAATGGCTCTTACTTCTTTCAAACACCATGATGAAATAGTTTATAAAGGTTTTGATTTATTTGAAGATGCTACTACTGAAACAGATATAGAAGAATTTAATGTTAAAGCTCATAATACTCAGTCTGCAGTAATAAAAAGACTACAAGAATTTAGAGCTAAGATGATGAAAGATAAAAAAGTATTTACATTTGAAATAGGTAAAGGTAATTCCAGAGATATATTAAAAGATCGTACTGATTTAAATGCTGACTTTGTTTTAATAGGTGGTGGCAATAGTATTAAAACAGTAGCAAGTGATTACAAACATTTAAAACACAATCCTATTGTTATGATTGATCATTATTTTTTAGAAGATAAAGATGGTAATCAAACTCCTGAAGAATTTCAAGGTGCAAATAAAGTATTAGATCAACTTAAAAAAGAAAAGAATAAAAGTATTAGACAATGGGTATTACCTTCAGCAGATAAAGTTCGTGGTGGTGGTCACACACATCTAGCTATTATTTTAAATGATAAAAAATTATCTAACATTCCTAAATCTCTTTTAAATGTACCTATTGTAGTTAATCCTAGAGATTGTGTATCAAAAGATTATATACGTAATAATATAAAAGAGAATATGACTTTAATAGATGAGAAAAAATGGTTAGGAAAATATCTTTATCATTCAGGTAGAGCTATTATAGTTTCAGGAGGACCTTATACAAACTATGATGAATTAAAAGCTACTATTAAAAAGTATGATGGTGAAGCAAAGATTGTATGTGTTAAACATTCTTATTTAAATTTATTAAAACATGGAATACAACCTTGGGCTTGTGTTGTTCTTGATCCTAGACCTATTACAGGTACAAGTACACATGGTATAGTAAGAAAAGATTTATTTAAAGAGGTTGATTCGAAAACTAAATTCTTTGTAGCTTCTATGACTGATCCTTCTGTTACAAAATATCTAAAAGAAAAAGATGCAAACATATGGGGATGGCACGCATTTACAGAATCATTAAGAGACCCTGAAGAACAGAAAAAAGGTATACAAAATAATGCAGTTAAAGTAAATGAAGAGTTAGGTATACCACTAGGAGCTACTCTTATAACAGGTGGTACGTGTGCTGCTATGAGAACCATAGGTATCATGCACACTATGGGCTTTAGAGCTTTTGATTTATTTGGTTTTGATTGTAATATGGAAGAACCTACTAAAGAAATGAAAAAAGAAACTACTGGTGCTGAAGATGAAGAACCAAGACCAAAGTATTTTCAAGTAGGTGTAAAGGATAAAAGTTATTGGACAACAGGAGAACTATTAGCTATGGCTCAAGATTGTGAAAGAACTTTTGCTGATCAAAAAATGGAAATGGATTTTACTTTTCATGGAGAGAATACATTAGTAGCTTCTTTATGGGAAATAGCTCAAGAAAATAAACAACATAAAACTTTTGAGGAAATATTTAATGACTGATTATGTATTACCACGTAAACCAGAACCCTCTCAAGAGTATATAGAATTACTTGATGCTTATAAAGATTTGCATAATGATACAGGTGCATTTAAAGGTATAAGTTTAGTACCTTTTATTCTTGTTATTAAAGATCTTATAAAAGAAAATAAATGTAAAACATTATTTGATTATGGTTGTGGTAAAGGTATACCTTATCATAAAGAATATTTTAAAGCTGCTGATCCTAAAAATAAATGGAAAGAGTTTGATAAACCTATACAAGATGTATGGGGAATAGATGAATTTTTTCTTTATGATCCTGCTTATCCTGACCATGATAAATTACCTAATAAAAAATATGATATAGTATTATGTACTGATGTTCTTGAACATATACCTGAAGATGATTTAGATTGGGTGATAAGAGAAGTATTAAGTTATGCAAATAAAATTGTATTTATAAATGTCTGTGCTATGAAAGCATTAAAGACATTTCCAAAAGGAAAACATAAAGGAAGAAATGTTCATGTATCTCTCTTTAGTCACAATGAATGGGTAGAAAGACTAGCAAATATATGGAGAGATTTTAAACATTTAAAAATTTATTTAGCTACAACAGGAGATCAAGGTGAAAAAAGTTTAAAAGGAGTTTGTATTAAACGTAATACAGATCCTATTAAAAAACCAAAGGTACTATGAACATTTAAATAGAAAGGAGTAAAATAAAAATGTTCCCTTATAATGAAGATGAATGGCTGTGGTTATCAGCTAAAAAAACTTTACAAGGAGAAATAACATGGCTAAACAAACAAAGAAAGTTGTTCAGCATACCAAGAATACTATTCAAAATCTTATGGGCAAACCTTCGTCTAAAGGTTTGGTATTCTTAATAGGTATTATTTTAGTACTTATTATATTTTCTATGCTTGGAAAACCTAAAGACGCAGAATCTGCTGAAGAGATGCGAAGTACTCTTCCTGGTTGGTCTCTTGGGTATAGATATTGGTATGATATGGATGAGAATGAGAAATCCAAACTAAGACTGTTTGGAAAATATAAACAAAGAAGTGGTAATACTTTTAGAATTGGTTGGGATAGACAGGTTGGTAAAGATTTAAATCAATTTGAATTGAATCCTGATGATGATGGAGTTATATTCTTTGAACAGGAGATTAAATTTTAATGAGATTTTTATTAATATTAATTAGTACATGTTTTTTTTCAGCATGTGCTCTTGACTCAAGTCAGGTAGATAGTACAGTCATACAAGATAGTACTGTTATAAAATCTACTGAAGCTTGTACAGATAAAGGAACATGTAAATGATAAAATATATAATAGCAATCCTAATTATAGGAGCACTTGCTTTTGGTGGGTGGTATCTATATCAAGAACATACAACTGAAGAAGTTATGTTACCAGAACCAGCACCAATAACTACTCAAGCAGAATAATGCCTGAGATATTTCATGTAGCTATGCTTCTCATTTGCTTTCATGGGGAGTGTACTACATTTGAGAGTGCACCTTATTCAAGAAATATAAGTGCAGATCAATGTCAAAAAATGTTAATATATACTTTTCAAACTCAAGTTGGTCCTTACTATGATAAGATTATTGATTTTGAAAAAGATAACCCTGAAGATATAGTAATTAAATATGCAGGTTGTGATACAACGCATAGAAACCCTGAAGATGATAATGATTGGAGGATAACACCTAATGTTGATCCAAAACTTCACACGCCAGATCAAAACGATCTTAGGTGGCAACAAGAAAAAGGAAAAGAACTCTAATGTCTTTGTTGTTGCTTTTTATTATGCTGTTATAACAGGTCTTGTTGCAGGTTTATTTCATTGGATAGTTAATTAATGGCATTAAACGAAAAACAAGAACGCTTTGCTCAAGCATATATTCTACATAGGAATGCTAAAGAAGCTGCGAAAGCTGCAGGATATACAGCAAATTCAGGACAAGCTTTAGCTAATCAAGGGCATAGACTTATTCATAATGATGAAGTTAAAGAACGTATAGAAGAATTAGAAAATAATCTTGAGACAAATGTAGATGTTATATCTGAAATAGAAACACAGTATACCTATGCTAAAAACAATGGACATACAAATAGTGCTATTAAAGCATTGGAATTATTATCAAGAGTAAGAGGAGCTAAGAGTGACAAAGAAATTGATATGTCACCTGAAGGTCTTGAAGCTAATATAGTTGATACTCTAAAGATATTAGGTAAGAAAAAGGTTATGGAATTTGTTAAGAAATGTGGGTTTTAATTATTGACCAGCTAAAGGATTATCTAAAGCTCGTTGTAACATCTCACGTAACTTTGATTCTAATTCTGATAGTTTACTATCTATTAGTTCTATTCTTCGTTGTGCATCAGACTCGATTGCTGTACGTTTAGAATCAAATCTGTCACTTGCATGGTCAATCATAGTTCTTAAATCTGTTTCAGTTTGTCTAAGAGAAGTTCTTACTTCTTGATCCATATTACGAGAACGTCTATCAACTCCAGCAACTTGATCTTGTACTTCATTAATATCTTTTCTTAAATCTATACGTATAGTTCGTGCATCATCTTGTGCTGCACCTACAAGTTCTTTTACAGTACGTAATTCTGTACTCATATTATCTTCTAAAGATATTATTCTTTCTTCTAATACATCTAGTTTTAAATTAAAACCAGAAAGATCAGGAGCAACATATCCATTTATCTTATCCTCCATAGCAACCCACCTAGCATATCCCTCAAATCCTGCCCATATAGCACCACCTAAAGTTGCGAGTAGTGGGAAAATTAAAAATAATCTACCACCTTTTATCTTAATACCTTGATATTCTACTTCACTCATACTGTTGTTGTATCATCCTTTCCATTTGTAAGTTTGATCTAACACTTAGATAATCTCCAAGAGGATCAGGCATTAATTGATCAGTATAAATCTCTTCTTCTACATACCATTGCATTTGTTGTACTATATCTTGTTGTTGATATTGTTGTATATCAGGACCAAGAGCAGTCACTAATGCTATGGTTGTCATCTGTGCTACAGGATCATATTGTGATTGAATTGTAGCAAGTATTTCATTTGCTTTAGCTTGTTTCTTTTGTTGTTGTTTTGTAGTTTCTAATTTCTTTGTTTCTGTTTTCTGACCCACCTCTTCTGCATCCACATCCTTACTCGCAGTTTTCTTTTCTTGTGGTTCAATCTCTTCTTTAGCTTCGTCTTTAATCTCTTCCATATTATTGTCTTCAGAAACATCAGCAACCTCCTTTGTAGGTTCTTCGTTAGTTTCTTCTACAACTTCTACTTCTACTGGTTCTTGTTCAATAGCAGGTTCTTTAACCTCTTCTAATGTTGGCATAGATACGTCAACATCCATCCCTATATCTTGTATCTCTTCTACCATTTCCTGAACTTCTGTTATAACTTCTTCATATGATATAGTACCTTCGTTATATTCTTCCATCATTGCACCCATTTCTATTGGCACGTCTACCATCATCTCTTCCATAGGTTGTTCCATAGTAGGTATATCAAATGTCATAACTATATCAAACTCTTCCATCATCTCATCCATTTGATACTGTTCTTCTGGTGTAGCTATATCATATTGTTCAATAAGTTCTATTGTTATTTGATCTTCCATTAATCCTGGTTGAACAATTTCTATCCATGTTTCTACTGATGTTGTTATATGATTGTAATTAACTGTGTATTCTACATTATCAAAATAATAATTCTTTGCTCCACCTATTCTTATAAATACTTTATCTAAATCTCCTGCAAAATCATATGTTCCTGAATATGTTGTAGGTGTTTGATTATTTTCTAATGTAATCTGTCCTGTATCCCATTGTAAAACATTATTATTATAACCTTTTGTTTGAAAATATCCTGTAGTATTAGCTTTTGAATGATGCATCTGTAATTCCCATTCTAATGCACCTCCATCTGATATATGAAAATCTGATATGTCTACATATTGATCAAAGGTTGTGAGAGAATTTGATGTACCTTTTCCACACGTACCTGTACCAAAATATGCATTACAATTTGGCATACTCGCAGGACCTAGCCCACCCCAATCTAGATCCATATCTCCCTCGTAACGATTTGCTACGATACCTGTATCTTTATGTAGTATATCACCTGTTGTTTTATGTTCAACAGTTGTAGTAGTTTCTGTTATTGTATCTATATGTCCTTCACCTAGATGCTCAGTCTCTATCTCTTGGGTAACTGTATCACCCTCTTCAAGCATTTGTGCATTAGATGAGTAACAATATAAGAAGAACAGAGAAAATACCAAGAGCATTTTCATCAGTAATATATTCTTCATCTTTAATATTTTCCTTTAACCACTTCTCATAATCAGGTCGTTTTTCTGGATTTTCTAACCATTCTTTTGCAGCGTCTACACCAATTTTTCCCATGTATGGGCATGGTGTTCCTGCCATTTCCATTGCTCTAAAGACTCTTTCATCTTGACATAACATGGATACTGCTGCAACTTTCATACCCATAAAATATAAAGATCTACTTAATTTTAATCTTTCACAATTTAAATCTCTTATAGATGTACCACCTGCTATTCCTAGTATCTGTGATTGTATAGCAGCAGATGCAGCAAAGCTACAGACATCTTGATTACTGTTCATAATAGATGGAGCACTTGCAGTTGATGGAGTTCTATCAACGCTAGTTGTTCCACTAACAGTAGAGGTAGTAGATGTTACTGTATTAGTTTGTGCAAATGTAGGTAATGTAAATAAAAAACAAACACTAATCAGTATCAGTATCTTTTTCATAGCAATCACAATCACATTGGTTAGTTTCTATACATAGACAAGGATCACCAGTACAATCTGGGTTATTACATGTACATTCTGACATTATTGTTTTTCCATCCACCTATCTAATTTTTCTTCTAGTCTATCAAACCTATCAAGTATTTTATTTACTTCACTATATACTTCTTTTTTTGTAGCATAATTAGTAGCCATAAACTCTCTAGTCTTTGCATCAGACAATGCATGGTCTTTTAAATCTTCACGTAGCTTATTTATATCACTATTAGTACCACGTATCCACCATAGAAATGCACCTATAGCTAGTGTTAAGATTCCATTCCATAGCATTGTCATATCTTGCATTATCTTAGTCCTCTAATATTAAAAAGGTTTATTAATATATTCTTTCCAAGCTTTATTCATTTCATTAATAACATATTCATTATTATCTAAAGTTACTCCTGCTTCTGTTAAAAGTCTTAACATTCTTTTATTTTCTGGAGTTGTAGGAAGTAATTGTTTATTATCATATTTACCCATAAGTAATCGTTCTATTTTAGTTGTCTTTAATTTTAAATCTTTACCTGCTACATCACTTACTGCTATTGCAATTTCTTTATCTGACAAACCTAAAATTTTAAATTTAGATATTAGATTAGCTAATGTTTTATCAGCTTGATAATGTTTTTCTAAAGTATCTTTATATCTCTGTATTAATTTATCTTCATCTAAACCTTCAGCTCGCATAGTAATAATATCTCTTAAAAAATCTCTCTTTATTAAACTTTTTTGATACCATAAAGGTGCTACTTTAAATTTAACTAATTGATTTATATCTACTTGTTTTGTTTTTAAACCTAAGTTTGAAAATATATTATCTTTTGTAATTTTATTAAAGTCACCATCTAATATTTTTTCCCAAAGTTTACCTGCTTCATATTTACTTGCTTGTGGCATTCCTGTTTTAACTTTAATTCCTTCAGGATCTCTTCCTCCTTTATTAATCCAGCTTTGTCCATCCCATTCCCAGACATTCTCAACTGTACTAAAATTCTTCATAGTCTCTTCTGTTATATTAGCTTCAGAAAGTCTTTGCATTTCAGATAAAAATCCAGGAGTAAATCCTGCATTAGGTCCTAGTATACTTTCTACCCATAGAGCTGCTTCTCTTTGTCCAGATCCTTCTGGTAAATTAGCTATATTATTTGTTGCTACATCATAAAATGCTTTAGCAGCTATAGAAGGTCCAAGAATAGGTGAAATAAATTCCCATGATGCATTTATAATTTGATTATTAATTTGAGTATCAGTTAATTCTTCCTTATTTTTTATAGTACGTATTATTCTTCGTATAGGATTTTTAATTCCTTGCCATACATCTACTCGTGAAGGTTCTTTATAACTATAAATTAAATGATCAGTCCATACTCCTTTTCTTTTATCATATTTTTTAACACGTTCTACATTATTTGTAAAGACTTTAGGAGTAGCTTGATAATAATCAACAAAGAAACTTAAAGCATCACTTGCTTTTTTACTAATATTATAAGTTAATCTAGAAGTTTCATTTAAAGCATCATAACCTACAGCTAATCCAGTACCTGCTCCTAAACTCCACATTCCTTTACCTCTAAGATAACCCATTACTTTTTTATTAGTACGTAAATTATATCCAGTTTTCTGTAACATATCATCAGCACTTTTAAATCCTGCATGTCTAGCTAAATCATTTGCAGATCTACCTGATAAATCATTACCTATACCTCTTAAAGTTCTATTAGTTGTTCTTATAATTTCTGCAAACCAAGAAGGAAAGGAGCCAAATAAAGGAATTGTTTTTAATCCTCGTATTCCTTTAGGAACCATAGACCATGTTGGCATTCTCATACGTACACGTTCTGCTATAAAATGATCTAATACATCATCTAAAGTACGATTATTTGCTATGGGCATATTTTTTAAAGTAGGTTCTACACTTCTTCTAATTCCTGAACGTAAACTATCAAATACTGTAGCTCTCATTATACTATCAGCTCCTTGATATATTTTTGTAGGTAAACGTACAGGATATAATATAGCATTAAACACTTTAGATGTAATTTTATTTCCTTTAGCTACTTCAGATATATCATCCATATATGCTTGCATTTGTTTTGCATTAACACCTTCATCTATTATTCCTAATTTAGATCTTTTATTAAACCAATTATTCCATTCTTGACCTCTAAGAAAATTAGGACTTTGTATTGTTCTACCAAATGATTTAACAAATTCTATAGGATTTGCACCACCTAACAATGCAGCAAAATTAAAATTACCTATAAAATTTACTCCTTGTGTAACTGGAGATAAAATAGTTTTAGCAACTTCTGCACCTCCTTTTAAACTTGAGGATGTAAATCTCCACAATTTACCTAGTAAAGTTTCTCCTGTTATTTCTTCATTAGCTAGTCCTCTTCTAATTCCTTTAGCCCATTCTTCCTCTGCAAATATTCCCTCTAAAGGACTTTTAAAAGACGCAGGAAATTGTAATCCTCCTTGTCTATCCAATTTACCTAAGTGTACTTTATCTGTTGCGTCTAATTTATATCTTTTTGTATCTACATCATCTATTTTTTTTATACCTTTTGATGGTGGTATTTTTTTAGAAGCATGTAAATATCCTTTAGCTAATCCATCTGCTCTTAAATCTTTTAAAAATTTTACTTGAGAAGTAATTTTTCCTAATTCACCCATAGTTTGTTGATAACGAGTTATAGGATTTCTTTTTTCACCCCACATATCTCTTAATTCTTTTGAAAATAATTTCCTTTGTTTTAAAACATTTGGATGATTATAATTTTTACTACCCCATTCTAAAAAATCAAATAATTCTTTAGCACCTTTTTGTGTAATTCTTTCTTTTATTATACCAGTAATTTCATCTTCACTTAAACCTAAAGTATTTTTTAAATAACTATGGTATTTTTGTATCTTATCTATTTGTGTTTGATATTTTGGATTCTTTATAAGAAAATTTAAATTACCTTTACCTTCATTAGTTAATAAACGAAAAGCTTTATTTAAATTACGAGAAATAGAAGGGTTATCAAAAATGTCATAACTTCGTTGTAAATAAAATTTATTATTAGATCCAAAAGTTGCACTCATTTTTGAATCCATTACACCAGACTTAACTAAATAATTACTCAAATCATCTACATTTTGTCTAAGTTTTTGAACTATTTTTTTTGTAGAAGGTTCTAATGTATTTAAAATTTTAACTTGTTGAGATCTAAAAAAAGTATCTGTTTTATTTGCTGCTGCTTTTTCAGTTAAATCTTTTAATTTTTTATTATAATTTCTTACAGGTATTTTCTTTTTACCTTCTGCTACTCGTTTAATATTTTCTTCATCTAATTGTTTTTTAATAACAGGTCTTAAAGCATCTATATTTCTATTAAATATTTTTTGATATGCAGGATTATCTTTATCCAATACTAAAATACTATTAATTTTATCTTGTATTTCTTTTTTAAGTTTACTAAATTTAGATACTCCATATTCTTTTTTTATAGCTTTATTAAATTCTCTAATATTAAGTGAAGTTTGTTGTCTTATAACTCTAGGTGTTCCTTTTTTTGTTATCCATAAATCATAAGCATCATCTCCTATATTTCTATTAGCTAAAAAATTTTCTTTTATTTCATCAATATATGAAAAAGGTTTTGATACTCTTATTCTTTTTAATAAACTAGGTGGTTCAAAAGCATTATCTACATCAACAACTTCATTTACAATAACTTTTTCTTGATCAGCATTATTAGCTAAAGAATCATCACCTTTATTTTTAGAAACTGTTATAGGAGAATCAATACCATCTTCTTTTGCTTTTACTTTTTTAGCATTTCTAGCTGCTTTAACAAGCATAGTCAATCCTATAATAGGAGTTGATATAATACCAGCAGTAAAAAGTTCTTGACCAAATTGATTAGCATATTGAAGAGCTATAGGATCTTCTGGATCAACAGCTAAAGCATCTACTATAGGATCTAATCTTGCCCACTCAACTGTTTCAGGAAAAGATTTTTTTAATACATCAAGAGTTGCTTCATCAGGATTAAATGCTAATGTTAATCCACCAGCAGCTATTGTAGTATTATAAGCTCCTTTTTTTAAATAAGTTCTTAATTTTGAAATTTTATTTACAGCTTCTTTAAATTTTTTTATTTTGTTAACATCAACTTTGTCACCTTTAATAAACTTTCTTACTCTAGGAACAATATTACCAACAGTTAATATACCTGCTGCACCTTGACCAATATCTGCTCCTATTTCTTTCGTGATTTCTTTTGCACCTGGTGGTGTATAAGGATCAGAAAAATTACTCCACCAATCTTTAGTACCATCTCCAATAAGATTACCTATATTTTTTGTAATAGGAACTTTATTAGATAGTGCTTCAGCAGTATCAGAAACAAATTTTGTAGTAGTTTTAAAAAGTAATTCTGGAATACTTACATCTCTAGGATTTTCACCTTTTGCTACAAGTCTATTATATTCTTTATTAGCTTCTAAATAATCATCAGGTTCATATCCAGTATCTATAATAAAATTTATTACATCTTGCTCGTTTTTAAATATACCATTATCCATACTCTCTTTTATAGCATCTTTCATATCTATAAAAGTTTGAGAACGTGCACCTAATGTTGTATTTAATTGATCCAATTAACTATGTTCCTGTTGTCCATTTGTTTTTCCAATTTAAATCAGGAAATTCAGGATCCTTTAAGTTTGGATCTAGAGACATTTGAAGTTCTTCTTCTACTGGTACTAATTCTTTTTGTTTGCTTCTTATATAATATAAAAGTGCAGATTTATATACATTTGCTATTTCAGGACTTTGATCTGTTTCTAATGATCTAAAAGTTATAGATCCTGTTGGTTCACTACCTCCCATTAAATCTCTTGCAATATCTACTTCAAATGTTTTACCTCCTACAGTAAATGTTGTAGATGGATTTGTATCTAAATTAGCAGTAGCTTGTGTAAATTGTGTCATTAAATTAGTATATGCTCCTATATGTTTATCAGGCATTATCCAATTCTGATTTTCATCTAATGTTCCAGGAAACATTTTTTCAGCTAACTCATTAAAATCTCCTGTCTTCATTCCTGCTTTATATGTAGGTTGATTACTTCTTCTTGCTGTTTCTATTGCTGCATAAGCTGTTCCAAAATTTTTCATTTGATCTAAAAGTAAACCAGCAGTAGCCATATCACCTGCATTTATAGCTTCTCTATATTTAATTTCTAAATCATCAACAGCTCTTTTTTCAGCTAAACTTCTCTCTCTAATTTCTGTACCAGCTTCTCCTACATCTGAACCTATTCTACTTAGAAGTTGAGAAACTTGCATACCAGCAGTTGTACCTTCTGGACCTGTAACTTCTGGAGACATACCCCATTTAGCCATAGATTTAAATAATGCTTGTTCTCTTTCAAATTGATTTCTAGCTGTTTGACCTTTTATTAATTCTCTTTCTCTTTGTAGTTGAGCTCTTTTCAAATCTGCTATAGCTTTATTTTCAGTTCTATATCCACTTATATCTCCTTGAAATTGTTTTAATTGATTCCAATAATTCTGCATAAAATCTGATTTGTCATCTAAAGGATTTCCTATTTGAGCATTATTTTTTCTACTAACTAATGAAGAGATACCACCACCAGTTTTACCAGTAGCTCCTGGAGGATACGTAGGATAAGGTGTTCCTGCAAGAGTCTTACCACTAAATTGTCCATAGAGTTGTCCAAGTCCTCCAAGTCCACCTACAATTTGTTGACCTACACTTGGACCAAAAGTCGCTGGTTTACTTGGTTCAAATGTTGTTTGACCCATAGGTGCACCTATTACCATAGATTGATACTTACCCATTTCTCTAAAAGGTTGTTCTCTTTGCTTTAACCATTCAGCATATTCTTTATCAAGTGCAGTTTGAGCTTGTTGTTGTTTAGCTGCACCTACTATACCAAGACCTCCTAATTCTGCAGCAGCTCCTTTATATGCTGCTGTACCAATATTACCTATCTGTGATGCTGCTTGTCCTGTTCTAGTACGTTGTTCTTGCAATCTCTGAACAGCATCTTGATAAGCTTGAGCACTTCCTTTAGCTTGTATATCAGCTAATAATCTTTGTTGTGTATCTGCTGCCATACCTTCAAGTATAGCTTGTCTACTCCCACCAAATGCTTGAGATTGTGCAGCTTTAGCAGCTAATCCTGGAACGACTTCTGATTCAAATTGTTTAGTAGCTTCTCTCTTTTCTATATCAGTAACTGCTTGCTGATAGGGTGACATATATTCTTCTATTTGTTCACCAGTTATAGGAGCAGCACCAGCTCTTGTCATTTCTGTAGCTTCTGCCATAGCAGGAGCTTGTGATCCTACAAGACCTGCAATACCTGTAAATGCTTGTTGTTGTTCAGGTGTAAATTTTGCAAGTGTAGCTCCTGTAAAACTTCTCTCTTTCTCATCTTCTGCCATTCGTCGTTCATATAATGCTTGAGACTTACTTAATATATCTTTATAATAAGGAGCAAGTTCTTTAGGTATTTCTGAAACACTTATCTGTTGTGCAGGAACTGGTGGTGTTAATTGTTTTTCACCAAAAATAGAAGACCATACTGCCATTTTATTATACCCTTTCCATCATAGGTTTTAATGCTTGAAGACCATTTATTTCATTGGGTTGTTTTATTGTACCATAAGCTTTCTTACGTACACTTTCAACAACACCATCCATTACTTTTGCACCTGCATCTGGATTACCATTACCAAGTGCAGACATTGTATAAGAATCTACAACATATTCAGAAGGAGATACAGCTAATGTTCCTACTTGTTTACCTTTATCTTTTATGGGCATGTAAACATTATCTTGCATACCATGTCCTTGACCAGGAACTTGACCTCTAAATTCTCCACCATATGCTCTAGGTATAACAGGTTTTTCTACTGGAATATCAGGAACTATAGGTTGTAATGCTCTACCTGAAAACAGTTCATTCCAATCACCAGGTTTTACATCAGGAAACATAACTTTTAATTGCTTATGTCCTTCTTGCATAGTCATATTATATTTAGTTTCAAATTCTTCAGAAGTCAGACTTCTTAAATCATTTATAAACTCATTTCCAAGACTATCTCTAGTATCACCAACTACATCAGGAGTTCCAATTTGATTTCCTTCTTGTCTATGTATTAAAGAACCTATACCACCACCACGTTTTACAGGTATAAATCTATCAGGATTAAATCTATAAGTTGGTGTTAGTTTAGGTCGTGTTCTTCTACCATAAGCTATCTCTAATATTTCATCTTCAGTTAAATTATATTCAACACCACTAGGATCAACTACAACATAGGACATACCAAAACCTGTTTCTTCAGGTGTTAGTTCTCTTCTAAATTCCCACTCTTGACGTTCTAATTCTTCTCTAGCATCTCTTAATGCTCTTTCCTTTTCACGATCTCCTGTATAATCAGGTGTCATATAATCTATTGCTGCTAATTTAGCTAATCCCATTTTTGTACCATAGTCTTCTATTATACCTCCAGTTACTGATTGAGGATCTGTTATATAATCTACTCCTTTACCTACTCCTCTACCAAGACGAGTATCTTTTAGATCTGCTATTTGTCTGTCCATCCAACTAGGTTGAGCAGGTTGTGGATAATTAGAACCTACTATATAATCTGGTTGTGCTCCTACTCCTGCATCTGCACTCATAGGAAGTCTAGATGAACCTGTATAAGGAGCTATATCTCTAGTACCAAAATCAGCAGGAAGTTGATCTGCTCTTATACCTGATCCTCCTACTGTATATCCAGCAGTATCTACTCCTATAGGTCCTGGAGCTATTTGTGTTTGTGGTATTCCTCCACCAACTGTAAACCCTGTACCAGCCATTGGATCATAAGGTGTTGGAAAAGTACGAAGGTTTCCACCACTAAGCCATCCTCTTCCTCCTGCTCCTTCTAATAAAGTTGAATCTATACTTAAAGGTCCTCCTGGAACTGAAGAAGCAACTTGTGCTGATGGAGTAAAACCTGTTCGTATTGTTGGACTATAAGATGCATCTACTTTTGGAATATTTCCATAATCCATAGTAGGTTTACCCCACATAGATCCAGTATTTTGATAATTTGTATAACCTCTTAAAGCACCTGCTGATAATCCACCTAATGCTGCAGCTCTCCAAGCATCAGAAGTTTTTGCACCTCCAGCTAATGCACCTAATCCTGAACCTACTGCTGTACTAAGACCATATGCCATAGGACCCATAGCAGCTACTTTTGCAGAAAGAGCAGCTCCTTTCATAGCTGCAGGTACTCCCCATCCCATATAAGCAGCAGCATAAGGTGCTGCAATAGCTAATGCAATAGGAGCTAATTGTCTAAATGCTTTAGATTTAGTTACTTTCTTAATTGATCTAGCTGCTTGTTTAAAAGGTTTAAAGAAACTTTTAATACCCCAAGCTTCAGGTAATCCTGTAATAGGATTATATGTAATTTCTCCAAGTGATGCTAATCCTGCAACTTCTTCAGGATTCATATGAACAAGCATATTGTCTCCATGTCTTCCAAAAGATGCAAGACCTTCTGCTGTATCACCTATAATTTGTACATTCTCTGCCATTCCTCCACCTTTTCTTTGTATCATAGGACCTACACCTAACATAGGATTAACAGGTCCTTGTGGAGCACCTAACATAGGATTAACAGGTCCTTGTGGAGCTTCCATTACTGCAATAGTATTTGGATCTAATTCTAAAGTACCTCCTGCTGATATTGGAACACTTATAGTTTGATTAGGTTGTTGTACTTCTGGAGGAATATTTTGTAACATAGCTCTTGGATCTCCTTCTGGTTGTAACATAGCTCTAGGATCTCCTTCTGGTTCTTGAACAACAGGTAATCCCATCAGACCAGGATCTTGACCTTGCATAGATTGCAAAGCTCCTAATCTGTCTAATGGATTTCTACTTCCAAGATCATCTTGAAAGTTCTGTAGTTGTTCTAATTCATTTATCATTGTCTTATTCCTTTTATTAATATGCTGCTAATGGTTGATAAGGTCTTGTATTTATATTTGTAGGTGTTGTTCCTGCAGGGCGTAAACCAATATTTCCTGTAGGTGTATATACTCCTCCTGCTGCTTGAG